TTGCCCACTCTCCGATATCGCTTTGGAATAGCTCATATTCCAGCTCTGTAGCCTCGTAAAGACCCTGAGCCCATAGCTCGCGTGCCTCATTGAACAGATCGAAAAATTCACGAGTTCCAGGTCGATAAACGCTTTCGCTGAGAGGAAGCTTATTCTCTATATGATATCTTAGACCTTCGCTATGCTCTTTGTCTCTTTCGTCTTTGTAAACATCGCGAGTTCCAAGTTTTTTTGGATTGTTCGGCCTTCCATCCGCGGTCAGATCGAGGACGGATCCACCGTAGATCTTGCTACGCGTATTCTTCCCCGGGAGTATTCTGTCGGTCACCTGTGGGGGGCGCGCGGCGCCGGGTCCACGTCTAGAACGCTCGATCATGCGATCAAGCTCTTCATTGATCATTTCGATTAGGGCGAGCGTGTTCATTTACCTATGGTCCTTATAAATGTCGAAGTCCTTAAGCTTCTTTCTCTTCGCCGGCTTGCCCTCGTGATCTAGATCGAAACTTTTGGCAGCTCCTGAGAAGTACTTTCCCTTTGCGTTTGGGTCGGCGAATACGCTCTCGGATTCTCTAGGTGGATCTTCACCGACCTTGTGGCGTCGGGAAGTTTCCTCATCTACTTTTTTTTTACAGGCTTCCGCGACTTCTTGGGCTCGACTCTGTCATACCAAGCGGTCTCTGAGGTCTTCTTCATATTACGACGCTTCTTCATGTACCAGGGCTTCTTGGCCTCGTTCATGTCAGCCCTTCCGAGCTCAGCGCTCAGATAATCGTAGATGGTATCGATCATGTTAGCCGCGACAGCGATCTTTTCCTGAACCCATTCAGGAAGGTCATCGCCATCCTGTACCATGTCGTGCATCACTTTCGTCTGTATCGCCAGATTATGAAGATTACCCTTGATCATAGAAGACTCTTCGTTATCATCCGAATCTTCGAAAGTCATAGAGCCGTCTACGTTGAACATGGGAGCGGCACCGTCAGTGTGCCCGTACCCAAGAACGTCCAGCATCGGCATCACAGCAGCGAGGGCGTTCGGTAACTCACCCTCTCGTGCCATGCAACCGCACTCATTCAGGATCATCTGCCTGAGAGCTTTCTTGTCCATCATCACTTCTTCCCCTTGTTCGACTTGATCTTGAGCTCTGCAGCTGGAACTTTCGGCTGCATGCGCCTTTCCTCTGCGAGCCTTGCCGTCTCGATGGCGGCCATCTTAAAAACCATCTCGGCCTGCTCGAGGGTTAAACCCTGAGTGAGAAGGTCGACGACGCTCATGCTTGCTATCTCGCCAAGCTGGTCATCAGCAGCACGACCACCGTGCATCAGAGACTTGATAGCCATCTGACGATACTCTTCTTTCTTAAAACTGCGTGGCTTATTCATCGATATGAACCCTCACTGCTATAGATATGATGGTACGGGAGATATTCGTGGAATACGGAACAGCAAATTTGCTGATGCTGGAGTATGTTGGGTTTATGAGAATGATGCAGCTTTGGTTTCACGGAGCTCATCATCTCACCAGAGGTTCGAGCTTTTCAGGTGATCACGTCAACCTCTATGGAAAGATCTACACCGCTGTCCAGGAAGAGATCGACGGAGCCATCGAGAAGGCGGTAGGTCTTTTCGGAGATGAATGTGCCGACCCCATGAGCGTCACGGAGAAAGCCCTTGAAATCATGTCGGAGTATCCGAGCCCCGCAGAGCTTCCGGCGCCAGGTATCGCAGCCGTTGGTCTTCAAATAGAAAAAGACTTCCTTCAGTTCTCGAAGAGCATTTACGACGAGATGAAGACGAGCGGCGATTTAACGTTGGGATTGGACGATTTCATCATGGCTACGGCGAACGCTCATGAAACGAACGTGTACCTGCTCCAGCAGCGTACTCGAGACGAGATGAGCAGATAAAACAAAAGGCAGGGAATGATCCCTGCCTTTTCAAAATCATGCTTTAAATTTTCAAGTGTAGCCGAGAGAATCATCGGAATCATCTCGACCGATGATGTAAGCCGGAGTGCGGCCGCCGCCTCGGATCGTGTGATAACGACCGTTGTACCGAACAACCTGATAACCAGAGCGCTGGATTGGAACTCGTGCGATCTTCTCACCGGTGCTCTTGACGTTGATAACGATAGGGGTGTACGTGTTGAACATTGAGTTTCTCTTGCTCCTTAGTTTGTTGTTTTTGAAATTTTCTAGATGAATATTAGCTGCTTATCGCACTTTTTGCAGATAGCTTCGAAATCTTTCTCACCAGCTATTAATCTTAGCTTTTCTGTCCTGGGGAGGGATTTTACCGCCCTTTCAGTCTTTAACGTGCATGATAGGCAGCAGACGGACCATGATGATTTTAGGCGCACGGGCCTACGAGAGGCCGTGTATTTCGCGCCTCGACCCCCTGAATTATGCTCTCTGATTCTACGTTCTACGTCGGTTGTTATGCCGCAGTAGAGCGAACCGTCGATGCATTCCAGAAGGTAGAGGTAATATCCTCTACTCGTCAATGTACTCAAGCATCTGATCTGCTTCGTACGTAGAATCGCCAAGCCGAGCGCGAATCTTAGCGATGCGGAGAGCAGCCTTCAGCGCCTTCACATCTACGCCGTGACCCTCCTCGTACTCCTTGAGGATTTCCTTCTGCGTCTCGCGAAGTGTCCCCATCTCATTCTCGATGCTTGTCAGCTTATCAACCAGTTCCTTAACAACTTCCTTAGTCGCCATGCGGCCTCCTTATGAAGATATACTAAGGAGCGTCCGTTAACTTTTCAAGCTCATCATCCCAAGCCGTCATCATTTTGTCGTTAAACAGAACCTCAAAGTACTCATGAGCGTTTGGATCAGTTCCTAAGCTCTTTATAACAACGCCGGGCCCCTCGACCTCCGCAGCTTGTCCGAAAGTCGGGATGTAGCGTCTCTTGTATCGCGATCGCAACCGAACTAACGAACCTGGCGAGATGGACATCTTACTGCCACTCATCCTCTTTGGGCTCTTCGTAATTTGCGTCCTCGACTTCAGAGCCGCATGTCGGACACACATGAACTTCAAAACTAGTGTTAGACTCTATGACCGTGCAGATATCGTCGAGCATATCAGCGAACTGACTTATTTCCTCGAGAGCGAAGTTTAGTACTGTCGTTCCCACTGGAACGCAAACTAGCTTCTCCTGCTTGAGCAGCCATGCTCCATGTGGAAGTCGTATCGATCCCTTGGGCGGTGTCTGCTGACTCTGGCTCATCTTTTGTTACGCTCTCGTTTGATTTCTGTGGGAACATGAATGAAATTGCGATATCATCGGGTGGCTCAATACTCAATGAGCTCAATTTAAGTAAAAAAAGCTCTCTGGTGGTGATGCCTTCTTTAGCCATCCATTGATCTACGTCTATTCTACGACGTGATACGTAATTTTGCCAATTCACTCTTCTATTACCCTCATCTCTGATCTTATATTCTGATCCAGGATTTGGAAAACTATACTGCAAGCTTCCTCGGGCTCTAGATCGCTGAGATGTCTTATTGTCTCTCGACGAAGTGTTCCAACATCGTAGAATCTGCCGTTAGAAACAAAAGCGGCCGCAGCAGCATAAAGCCGCTCGGCACGCTCTTCGTCCCAATCTAGGATTTCCAGTAATCTAGTTTCTAATTCTATCATCGGTTTCCAGAGTAAATATCTCCCAAAATAGAAGACATCGACTCCTGGAAGCGAGGATCGAAAGCAACGCGGTGAGATTCCTCATCCAGACGCTCGGCGGGCACACCGTTCGCGATGCAAACTTCGCGAGCGATCTTCTCAAGAGCGCGGATCACCAAATTACGCGCAGTGGACACGCTGATCTTGTCACCGCCCTCCGCCATCTTTTCAGCGATGAGACGGTACTCAAGGCCGCCGCTGTCAGAATCAATAGTCGCGTAACCGTTCTTGAACTTGGAACCGGTGGGCATGCTCATTTACTTGTTCTCCACGCGAAGGTTGAGAGTCTCGATCTCTTCGTTAGTGATGGGAAAATTGATATGATCGGTGGGATCCTCGGTGAGTCCGAAACGAAGACGAAGAATCTTCTCCTCACGAGGGGTCAGGGACTGCAAACCACGACGAATGGCAGCTGCGATCTTGTGACGGTCGATAGACTCCTCGAGCTCATCGGCGCCAGTACCCTCGATCATCTCGCCGAGGCGTGGACCTTCATCGTCACCGTCGCCGGCCATGCCGGGAGCATCGAGGGAGAGAGTGTATCGGGAAGTCTGCAGCAGGATGCCGAGAGAATCCTGACCGACCCCTAGAAGATCCGCGAGCTCCTCAACAGTGGGCTGGACACCGAACTGACGATTGTACTCATCTGCCATCCGGCGCGCCTTCCACACGAGGCTGTTAGCACCCGCGGGAAGACGAATCGAGGAGGACTGAAGGGTGATATGGCGCATGACCGACTGCCGGATCCACCATGTGGCGTAGGTGGAGAACTTGAACCCACGTCGCCAGTCGAAACGATCGACCGCTCGCATGAGACCAAGGGTGCTTTCCTGTACCAGATCATCGAAGTCGCACCCACGATTCTGGTACTTCTTCGCGATCGAGATGGCGAGTCGGATGTTGGACTGAACCATCTTCTCACGAGCCGCTCGTGCGACCTTCTCATCCTTGCTCTCCATCTGCTGAGAGAGCTCGACCTCACCCTCGCGGGTCAGAAGCTTATGACGACCGACTTCCTTGAAGAAAGATTGCATTGCGTCCATATCACCCTCCAATTTCAGTTGCTGTAAGACTCGTTTTCGGCAGCCTCGGGATTGCGACGAAGGTAATCCTCGTAGGCTCGACGGCGAGCCTCACGAATCTTGAGCTCCTCAGCGAAGTAGCAATACTCAACCTCAAGCTCATAGGTCGGATGGTTACGACGACGACCGGACTCGATCCAGCCGCGGAGCTGCTGAACCTTGTTTCGAACTTCCTCCTCGGGGAGGATTGCGAGCACGTCGCGATTGACTGGAGTGATCTGCTTGTTAGACATGGTACCTATTGACTAGTTTGTTGTTTCACCTACCGTTATCGGTTGGTGGAGCCATCGCCCATTACTAGTATACCATGTCTTGTCTAGCTTTACACGCTTTCCCGATTATTTCCTGTCGGCCGCGGCCTGAGCCACTTTCGCGTCGAGAGCTGAGAGGCGCTGGATGATCTCCATGTTCTGCTGCTTGATCTGCTGCATGTCGATCTTCATGTCAGCAATCTTTTCTTTCATATTCTCGCCAGATTCCTTGGTGAAGTACTTGTCCTCACCGTTCCTCTCTGCCCACAGAACTATTGAGACTAGCACAGCTCCAGTAGTGATGATTACTGGGATCCACGACCTGATCTGATCTGCGACGCTATGCGAAGGATTCGGTGCTGATGCCATGACTAACTCTCCTTCACGTTAATTATTCCGCAGGAGAGTCATCAACGACTGTGCATCCAACCGAGAGCAGAATGCTGGCTGCGCTCGCTGCGTTCTCAAGCGCCGATCTGACCACTTTCAGTGGATCAATGATGCCAGATTCGAGTGTATCAACGAAGCCTTCGCTCGCGGCGTCGTAACCCATGCTTCCCCGAAGCCTCTCAACGCGCGCCAGAACCATCTCAGGGTTTCGACCGGCGTTTGTAACTATTTGTCTTAATGGAGCCGTGCAAGCTTGCAGTACGACCTCGGCGCCTTGGCAGAAGGAATCTCCCCTGCTACGCGGAATAGACTTTCTAACTCGGGCTGCCGCTCGAACCAAAGCAGTTCCACCGCCCGGTACTACGCCTTCCTCTACAGCAGCTTTGGTCGCGTGGAGAGCATCGTCAACTCGATCGCGCCTCTCCTTCAGCTCAGGTTCTGTAGCGCCACCAACACGAAGAACAGCGACCCCACCAGCTAGACGAGCAACACGACGTCGGAGCGCATCACGATCATTTTGATCCAAAGTCGGATCGTCAAGCTGCGACTTAATCTCGCTAGCTCGAGACTGGATCGACTCCTTGCTTCCCGCAGCGTCCACAATCACCGTCTTGTATCTTCCAACGACTGCTTTCTTGCAACGACCCAGCTCATCAAGCCGAACGCTCGCAATCTCAGAATCACTTGAGAGAACCTTCGTGTTGAGCAGAACGGCTAGATCCTGCATCGCATGTAATCTATTCTCGCCGAACTCAGGACCCTTGATCGCGCAAACCTGCAGAATCCCCTTCGTTCTATTGACGACAAGGCCCTGCATCGCCTCACCGTCGACATCATCAGCGATGATGAGAAGAGGCTTTTGGGAAGAGTGAATCTTCTCCAGAATCGGCAGGATCTCCTTCAAAGCAGAAATCCTACTGTTCGTTAGAAGAACGTAGGGAGAATCTAGGGAGGACACCATCCGTTCGCTGTCGGTAACGAAATAGGGCGACAGATAGCCACGATCAATTTCGGCGCCTTCAACGACCTGAAGACTTGTAGAGAAGCCCTTCGCCTCCTCTACAGTGATAGTCCCGTCACGTCCCACAGCTCGCATCGCTTGAGAGAGCAGCTCACCGATCTCTCGCTCTCCATTAGCCGAGATTGTCCCAACCTGAACGATCTCCTCGTCCGAAGTGATGGGCTTGGCGATATCACGAAGGGCAGATATGACAGATGAAACAGCCCAAGACATCCCGGCTCGAACCTCGGGACCGCTGTGATCGCCCGAGAGGACGCGAAGTCCACCGTTGAAGATCGCGTGGGTGAGAACTGTCGCGGTTGTTGTGCCGTCACCTGCAGTATCGCACGTTCTGCTTGCGGCTTCCTTCACGATTTGAGCGCCCAAATTCATGTTTCTGTCTCTGAGGTCAATCGACTTCGCGACAGTAACGCCGTCTTTCGTGACAATCGGCGGAGCTCCAGGTACCTCGATGATCACATTCTGACCAGAGGGTCCCATCGTAACGCGAACTGCCTGCGCGAGAGTATCAACACCCTTACGCAGGCAATCACGGGCATCATCGTCGAATATAAGAGACTTGAAGCCCTCAGTCATATCAATCCTTCAGGACCTGACGGCGACCTTCAGCCACCAGACCCTCGCTGGCGATCTGTCGACGTGATCCCGTTAGAGAATTAACGGCGACGAGAAGATCACCGACTCGAACTGCGACCTCGGACTCCTGGATAACGCCACGAACACGAAGATTGCGCTGCTCATCACCGCTCAGCGGCTGATCGAAAGAAAGACCATTGTTTTCCATATGCACCTCTTGAGAAATATTGTAGTCACATTTGCTGAGAAGGAAACTGGATCCAGAGTCGATCGAATGAGGCGATCCACTTGGGCCATGTCTTATCATTAGTAAGGGAGAAGATTCCAAGATCCTGCATCGTAGAGCGTAGATCGTCATTCTGACGGATTGGTTCGCTACGCTCCAGATGTTCCCAAGTGCTCGTCAAATCCTCGAACCCAATCATGCTTAGATTATGCTCGAAAATCGCACGAGTTTCAGGCTTCTTCTTGAAGTAAGCCTCTAGAGCCCCATCCTCAGTCACAAGCGCGGTGGCACGCTTATCTCCGATGCCAGGAATACCTGGAATGTTGTCTGCACCATCACCGCGCAGAGCTTTCCAGCGAACGTAATCGTAGGGCGGAGCTTCGACGAAAATGTCCTTAATAGGAGAGTAGAGGGTGATCCGTCGATCATCGAGGCGAAGAAGCTGAGTGAAATCGGTGTCGGTCGAAACAATCGTCACGCGATCATCAATGTGATGCTTCTCCGCCAGGTGAGCGATGACATCATCAGCCTCGTAGTCAGCGTGCCTCGCCACGATGACCGGTAGGTGGCGCGAAATGATGTCTGTGATCTGTCTCTTCTGATTCCAGAAGGAATCATCCATCGAGGACCGCTGTGCCTTGTAGGTGCCCTCAGAGGCCGCGATGCGCCTCCGCGGCGTACCCTCCAAAACGAAATAGGCCGCGTCAGGCTTGAACCTCTCGATGAGGGATCGTACCGATCGAAGAGCTGCGAAGGTGCAACCGTTCTCGGACTCTCCCATTGCCACCCGGGCACGATGAATGAGATTCAGACCGTCGATAATCAAAACGTGTCGCATTAGATTTTTACCTTCATACGGGTGCCATCAGGCATGAGGATAGTGGCTGGTTCGTCCACGGGTTCTGGCTCTTCAACCTTCTGGCTGAAGGTCTCGATCGCCAATGCCTCAGCACGTTCGAGCATTGCGACGACCTGCGTTCTTGTACGTTCGACAAGAATATCGCGTAGACTTTCGACGCTTGTGAAATACTCAGCCGCGTCAGGGTCGAGAGGCACGCTCTTCTGACTGCCAGCGAGTTGGATCATCCACACAGTCTCCTGACCGGAGATCGTGCGACGTAGAATCTCCTCAGTGATCTGAGCTGGAATGACCCGACGCTCTCCGCTGGGGATGAGATAAACGATTTGACCGACTTTAAATGGTGGTAGAGTTTCTGCGCTCATACCACCATTATAAGTCGGTCAATATACTATTGCACGAAAACGCGCAATTAGCGCTTGAAGCCGAAGCCGGTGCCGCCGAGAGCAACACCACGGGAACCACGAGAACGAAGCACGGAGCGGATCTCCTTGCGGACAGCCTCACGGACAGCCTGCTCTTCCTTCATCTCCTCTTCCATCTCCTTCTTCGCAGCCGAGAGCTCGGCCTGGATCATCTCGCGAACGGCCTTCTCCTCGTCAGCTTCGGTCATGTCGTCGTCACCGCCCTCGGACATGTCGGCCTCCTCGGCCTCCGAGCTCTCGGTCGTAACCTCACCATTGAGGAAGAGCTCGTCCTCGACCTTACCACCGCCGAAGTCACCAGCCTTAGCCTTCGCCTTGTCGCTGCCGTCCTTACCCTCGACCATGAGGCCAGAGAGCTTTGCAATTCTGTCTCTGTTGAAAATCATTTTGGAATCCTCCGCACTTAAATATTAGGCAATTAGCAAACTGTCTCTAGAACGAAAGTGTAATATGAGTCAGACTGCTCAAGTTTAACTATTCTCTCTTCAAGCTTCTTTCTTGTCTTTTGCGCGCGGGTGGAAGTAGCTTCTAAAGTTGCCTTCATGGACGCGAGATCTCTTTCGCGTCCATCAATCACGTCGCCCCATAGCACGTGACACTTCTTCATCGCGTTGTACTTCTTCATTTTCGCGCGTCCGCGTGAAGTTGAAGATGGCGGGTAATAATCGCTAGCATCCAGTGATTCGAAATAAAGAACATTGAATTTCTTAAACTCATGATCAGCGATCACGTAGAGATAATCTAGATTAGATTTCTTCTGTAGCGTGTCCCAATCTGTTTGCAGATTTATTCCGCCACTCTTAGATGGAGACGTAAGCTTGCACTCCAGCTCTCTGTCATCAGACAGATGTATATCTGGTCGTCCCGTCTTTCCATCCGAGATAGCTTCGGGAAATGACCTCTTGAACGCCTCAACGAAGAAATGCTCCTGCGCAGCGGACATCATGATGTTGCGACGACCAATGTTACCATCGAAGTCCATGGTGTGCTTGTGGTACAACTCCCTGAGGTCAACCATAAAGCTCTGCATGGACTTCAACGCCTGTGACACTTCTTGCTTCGTGATATCGATCATATGCGATCTTAATCAAGAGATCTTCAATTTTCAGCCGCCGACGTTGCCTCGAATATTTTTCGTAATAGCGACGCCCTTTCTAGTCGCGGAGCGAAGAGGCTCAAGTCCAAGCAAAGATCGACACTTGTCGTATTCTTCCTCAGTCAGACCGGCCTTGAGAACCCCAAGATCGACGAATTGGCGCAGATCCATCTCGATGACCGGTACCTCCTCGCCTTCAGATCCTGGCTCAAACTCTCCCGTAGGACGAGAAATGAAGATGAAAAGAAGCTTTGGGTCCTCCTGGTCAGGAGGGACATGGATGAATGGAAGCTGTCCTTCACCCTCTTCATAGACGATCTCCGGTATCCACTGCTTGTTATTACGATTGCTCATACAGAGATTTTAGACTTTGACTCTCGAACATAAACGAAAAATTCGTTATTTTCCGACTTGCTGAGTGGTCGTCTGAATTTTGTTGAGCAACGAGTCCATCGCGTCAACGTATTGCTTACCCTCAGGTGTTTGAACGAGCAACTTTTTAGCCTCTGGGTCCAATGGGAGATTCATCGACTCGAGGATATTTTTGGATCTTTCTTCGACCATCTTCATCAAAGATTGCTGAGCGGGAGATTTCACCAAAATGAACGAGGCTTTCTTAAGAAGCTCAAGATCATCTTTAGCTTGAAGATTAGGGAACTTCTTTTTAATTGAAGCAGCTTCTTTAGCGAATTTCTCGGGATCTTCCTTCTGCGTTTTTGCTAGATCTGAGGCTATGGAAGTTTCGACCCCAGCTATCGAGCTCACGTTTATACCGAAATCTTTTAATGCGGGCGATCCGACGGCTGCTACAAGCTGTTGATAGTCCTCAGCTCGAAGAACTGCGTTCACCGCCTCGATCTGCGGGATCATAGACGCCATGAGCTGATTGGCCCTATCGATCTGCATCTTAAAAAATTCTTTCGCTTTCTGCTGAAGGCGGCCGGCTGCGGCCTGCTGCTCCTTGCTCAGGACGGGAGCCCGGGCGGGAGCGGGTGAAGGAGGCGCCGCAGCCTCGCTGAGATTGGAATCCGAGCGGTATCCGAAAAATTTCATAGCCGCGTTTAAGCGATCGCTAACAGCGACCGAAGGCGAAGAACTTTTCGTGGTCTCAGAGGATTGATCTTTCGGGCTGTCCGACGGACCTCTCAGGCTGCTAGGGCTGCTATCGGGTGACATCATCATCGATGCGCCTAGAAACGGATTCGCGGCGAAAGCGACTGACATCGCGATCCCTTTCTCAAGTGGGCTGTCGCCGACCGCGCTTCTGAAGTACTTTAAATCGTCCCTCATTCCTGCGTGTATTTCGTCGCGCTTCGCCTTGAAGTCTTCGAAGTTCTTGTTGATAGCAGCTTGATCACCCTTAAAAGAATTTGCGATAACCTTCGCATTCAGCGCGAGAGTATGACCGAGCAGCTTTAAAGACTTCCACGAAGAAGTGAATATGGCGCCGAAAGATGAGAGGATATCGCTCGCAGCCTTGCTTGACAGCGTCATGTAGCTAGGATAGTAGACTATCCTTTCGCTGAGCAATGTCCTCTCAGATTTTATCATCCGCCGACCTTAATAGGAACTGGACCTGGTGTTGGAGCAGGTGCTGCGGCTGCAGCCGGGGTAGGAGCTTGAGCGGCGTTCGAAGATTTCGCGCCGAGCGACTTCTTGATTTGAAGCGCGTAGGGGTCCATCGGATCTGCCGCTTCCTGTGAATCGATTCCGCTGGTCAGTATCTGTCCAAGACCCTGAAGGAATGCTAGCAGAGCGGTCTTCTCATCCTCGTCGAATTGATTGACGTACTCCTCAAGCTCACGTTTCACGTCCAGATCTTTCGTGGATCTTCCGGAGCGCACTACGTTTAGCTTCTCGACGATGTCCTCTACGGTGATAGGCTTTTTTTCCTCACCAACAGCAGGAGTCGTCTCAGCAGAAGTTTCGGGAGCAGCGGCCGGAGCCTGCGCAGCAGCTGGTTCAGCAGCTGGTTCAGCAGTCGGTTCATCAGCTTCGCGAAGCATGCGAAGATAGCTGATGAGCTCCCTCTCACTCTTTATTCTTCTCATTCGTCACCGCCAGTATTGTAAGTGATTCGATTGTGCTGATGCTCGCGGTAGCGAGAATTCTGCTGGCGAGCGGGAGTGTCAGCGTGATGATCGGCGTAATGCTTCACTCGGGCACGCTGCTCCTCTTCTCGACGAACGATGTCCTGCATGAACTTGTCGAAATCGTACTCTGTCATGATTACCTCAGTAGACTTAAATATGCCCGACCAAACTCTAGCTTAAAAATTCTGGCGTTAAACTGCTCACCCAGAATCAGAACGTTCAGCTGCGAGTTCTGCATTAGGGCTTTCGCGAATTGAGGACGATGACTAGTCACGTCAAGGCAGGCTATCAGCCCGTCCTTTGAAGTTTCAATCGAGACTAGCTGCTCATCCGACGAGAATGAATCCGACTCAACGTAAGCCGTCAGCGGCTGATCGATAGTGGCTGGAACGCTTTCGTTCGTTTCTCCGAAATCGACGTCCAGCCCATTAGACATCAGAACATACGATGCTGAATCGTCTAACGCCAGTTGAGGCCCATGTCTTCGTGTATCATGTCGCATTCGTTGGCGTACTCCTTGTCTAACTCGGTGATCGCGTCGAGGTCATGAGTTCTAACCCCGATATGGATCGTTGATCCAGCGATCCGAATGTCGCCGTGATGATTGCATCGCTCCTCGTAGTCCAGAAGCTGATCTAGAAACGATCTCATCGTGCCACGATCATGAAACTCATAGGTTCTACAAAGGCGCTCTGGATTTTTTTCGACGTACCACTTGCTGGTGTTTCGAGGTGAGATCGGTAGAGAGCGTGTGTCCGCACGAAAGTCTCTGAGACGGAGATCGGGTTGAGCCATCTCCATCTCAAAGTATTCCCTCAGCAGGCTCGAGACCCGTTGAGTTTTCATTCCCTATTTCCTCGAAGTTTTTTTAGCAGCCTTTTCAGCATCTGAAGCAGCCTTTCTGGATGCTCTATCCGCCGTCTTGATCTGCCCGACCATGGGCTCATCTTTGCCCATATAATCAGCGATGTGAAGCTCAGGAGGCTTGGTAGAGGAGGCTGCTTTCTTCATCGTAGAGAACGCAGGAGCTTCGTAGCTTCCGAACTCTAGCTTGTCGAGATCCTCTGCGGTTAGCGTCGCAGCAGCCGTTAATAGATTACGATAGCCATGCTCCGCCGCTTGGTCAAGAATTTCCTCCACAGCATCGACGTACTCGCCACGACGTCCCATGTCTCGTAGCTGCATCTCCTCGTGTGGCTGAAGCTTCTTGTTCTCATCTCCGAATTCAGTCTGGAAGGCATTGGCGATCTTACGACCGGGACGGCCACCGAAGGGTTTGAAGTTGAGGTCAGCAATGGATGAAAGAGCCTCGTACGTTACCGTTCCCACGAAATTTTGGTAAATGTGAGATTGGGCGAGAGCGCTAGGATCGCTCACAAGCTCTCTGTAATCGTCGAGACCCTCCTTTTCGAGCAGGGCCTCCAAGAACTCTTGGTTCTCATCGAGCTCGAAAGCATCCTTGAAAGCTGCGTAGATCTGACTTTCAACTTGTCTACGTACGGCCGGTGGAGCAACGAAAGCAGCGATCGAGCGGATCGACAGAATGTCTCTGATAAACGACTGACGAAGGCCAGAAGCAGCGGCGTAGCCGAAGGGCTTCGCAGCGTGCTGGTACTCGAACTTCTGACGTGGCTCTCTCTTGAGAGCGAGGAGCTCCTTCTCACGTGCATCTACAAGCTGCGGGAACTGCTGGATGAAATTCACCATGATGTCCCACTTGCCCTGATCTCTGTGAGAATCAGACTCGCGCTGCGCCTTTTCAAAAGACTTCGCGATTCCCTTGTCGCTCATATTTTTCAGCATCAGATCGAAGAACTCATTGAATTCCTGCATGGTAAGTCCGCTCACCTCGCTGGGATCTTCAACCTCAGAGTTTCTCCTGATCTGCTTGATGATGTAATCAGCGAGATTACGATTCTTAATACCGATCGCGCTCAAAGCGTCCTGGAGCTTCCCATATGAAGCGTCCATGCTCTGGGGACGGGCGAAGGCAACGTCTGCTTGACGACGCAGCTCCTGTCCCATCTCACGTTCCATGCGTGCGAGCTCCTCCTCGTCCTCCTCGAAATCATCGTCCGATGCTTCGCGCATCAGCTTACGACTCCTACGATAGAAGCTTTCGAACTTCTTGAGAAGGTCGACGTTTTCGTCAGAATCCTCCTCACTGTCCTCGTCCTCTTCTAGATTCTCTAGAACCTTCTGGAACTCTCGATATGCCTTCTCCACGAGATCAGCAGGCACCATTTCGGCGAGAGTCTGAACAGCGTATCCTAACTCGCGAGAGTTCTCAGGTACGTAATCCGGATCGTCCACAGGGGGACGCTCTGTGTCGAGCTGGACAGACATCCTGTCCGTCGGTGAAAGAGGAAGGCCCTTGGGAAGCGAAGAGTTGTCGGGACCAACCGTCAATCTACGTGAAACTCCGCTATCTGGGGCAGGAGACTCAAAAAGATGCTTCTTGATGATACTCTGTAGAACAGACTTTTTAACTTTAACGTCGGACATATCGTACTCTCTTTAGTAGAAATTCTTCTTTAAGTATTTCCAGAAACAGAAAAAGCCGCCACATGGACGGCTTTTCCCTCCCTCACGCAAGACGATGCGATCAGTTCGACTTCGTCTCGGTCGTCGTGGCGGTGGTACCGCTGACGTTGACGTTGACGTTGGTCGTACCGTTGACGACGTCCGTCGTCGTCGCGTCCGTTGTTGTCGTCACGGAAGCAGCCTCGGCGGCGACGGGTGCGACGGGGGCAGCCTCGACTGCGGGGGCAGCCTCGGGAGCGGCGGCGGGAGCAGTCTCCTCCTTGCTGCAGGCGGTGAGGAGAGTAAGAGCGCAGAGAGCTGCGGTAGTGGTGACGTTCTTCATTTTTTTCTTCCTTTTGTTAATTGATCAAATCATCGTCAGACTTTTTCACTGTGAATGTCTTCCGAGAGTTCTTTTGAGAGATTTCGAGGAGTGCGATGTGTGATGCCACAGTTCGTATGTCCTTCGCCATCTGCTCACTGAACTTACCTAAGATATTAATCACTTCTGCCAGCTGTTCAAGTTTTTTTTCATTTTCTTCAAGCCGAATACGAAGTTCTTGAAGATCTTTCTCTCGCTGAAGGAGATCGATCATTTTCGAGAAAGGGTTCAAAGATCTCCCCCATTCTTAGAAATGAAATCGTAGATGTCATCAGAGTCTTGAACGGTTAACTTCTTTATTTTTTTCTCTCGCTTCAAACGCGCGAGATCATCCATCTTCTTGCCGAGGTATGAGTCATCATCACTCAGCAATCTAGCGAATTCGACGAACATCTCTTGCAAAGAGAGCTTTTTCTGAAAACCCAAAACTCTCATGCTCGCATGCAACTCAGAAGGCATTTTTATGTGTACACACCTTCTGGGCGTCAAAACATGTTCAAGCTCTTTAGCCTGCAGCTCCACCGCTGCTTTTCGCGCCCGTTGCATATGAGTCAGGTGGTTCTTCCTTCGGTTCCAACCTTATGTCGTAATCTTTTCCTAGTAAACTGACAAGCTCGTCAGAGTAGCCCTGACCTTTCTTCGGATACTTGTCCTTAAGATATTTCTGAGCTTTTGTCACTACGCTTCCCTTGACATCAACAAGGGACGTGTAATTCTTTATAAGACGAGCGACGTCTCCTGCGAAAGAGTCCATATCGATCTCTGGCTCATCGCCCTCAGCCTCCATGAGGAAAGAGAGACGACGTTTTCTGAGGCTCTCGGTCTGTGTCTTATTCGACGCTTTCTTTATCGCAAGATCGTCAGCTTTCACCAGAAATTTCTCGATCGGATCATCAGCGCTTGGAATTTTGGTTCCTTGAACTGGAGATGCAGTGGGAGTTCCCGGAGCTGGCGGGGCTCCAGGCGCCGTAGGAGCGGGCGGAGCACCTGGGGCTGCAGCTGGTGCAGCAGCGCCAAGACCTGCGAGAGGATCGGGTGCAGCAGCTCCAGCGGTGGGATCAGGTGCAGGGGCTGCCGCTGCCGCTGCAGGATCTGCGGGTGCAGCAGTGGGATCCGCGGGCGGTGTGGTGGGATCAGGTGCAGGGGCTGCCGCTGCAGGATCTGCGGGAGGATCGCCCTCAGCCTCAAGCAGAAAGCGCATGCTGGTCCCGTACATTTCCTTGATGACGCTCTTACGTAGAGCCCTCTTGTCAAGTCTCATTTCGCAGCCTCCACCATACGCTCTATCCTACGGACCCTCTCCTCTATGAGCGCCCAACGAAGCTCCTTCATCATAGAAAAGATGTAAGAGCGACGATCCTTGAGGTAGTCACGATAGTATGAGTGCTCCCAGCAATCAAGTACGATCACGGGATGAGCCGAGAAAGGAATTCCGACGTTGTGAAGATCAACCACCACGTTGACGTAGCGCTTGAGAAGGAAGCTGTAGGCGGTGACGACCCAGCCATTTCTTGAAGCCATGGCGCATGCGATAAAATCTCGCTGCCAAGCATCGAAGCTTCCGAAATCCCTCTCAAGACGCATGTACGTGAGAGAGTCCATCGCAATATTCGATCTCACGTCAGAGATATTTTCGAAAAACATACCGTGGAGGAACGCAGCGTTGACGTTGTGAACCTCGTCCAGCTTCAAATTTCTGAACGCTGAGTTATTGGGATTCGAATTCTCGCGATCGGCAGTGTCAAGCGCCGCTGAGATCTCGTTGGCAGCCTTAACGTAGCCGTCCATGAGCTCCTGATGCGCAGCCTTGTTCTCCTCGCTGAGCTTCTCCGTGGTAAGGTCGTACTTATTGCTCGAGAGAACGTAAGCTTCGTTAAGAGGAGCTGGGCGAGTCTCTTGCTTCTTCGGCAGCGTGAGCGACTCCCTAATTATCGCGACGATGTCCTGGTCCGTTATTCCTTCGATGTTACTCGGCTTTTTCATTCGAATGTAATCCTTTACTTAAATTTTGCTTCGAACTCTTCGAGAGAGTAGGATTTCGTGGGTGTACCGACCATAGGACCAGTTATATCCGTAGCAGACATCACGCTGATCTTCAGTCCATGCTCCGTAGGAATCACGCTGTGTATGGTGAATTTCTCACCTGTAGATTTCTCAGTGACCTCTAGACCAGCAGCGTTCAGTATTTCCTTTCCTGATTTGCTGAGCTCCATCTCTAGAAGAGTGGAGTAGATTCTGCTTTCGTACTGCTCGCGCATAATCTCGATGATTCCGTCTTTTCTACGCTTCATTTTTCCTCCTTGATTCCAGCGAGCTTCGCCCATCTGTCGATATTACCTTCTTTGCCTTCTGTGAACACGAAGTTTGGACCGACAACCCGATTGAGCTCGCGACGCATTGCGTCCTGATCGATCAGGCTCATCAAGCTGCTGAGATTTGAGTTTCGCTCGCCGGGAGTCGCTCCTTTGACTATCGAAGTTGTTCTGATGAAGTTGTCGAATGATTGTGACCGCGCCGGAGTACCTGAGGATGCTCCCCCACCTCGTCCGCCTCCAGATGATGAGCCTCCTCCGCCTGTGGCACCGCCGCCGCCCGAGCCACCCGCAGAGGGTCCCGCGCCTGCGCCCGCTGGTGATGTGCCAGGTGATCTAGACCCAGTGAACATCGCAGTGATCGCCCCGAGGCCAGTAAGGACCAGAGTATCAGCGAGATCATAGGTTGACATGTCACCCGTATCGTGAGTAGTATTCTCGGTAAATGCTGCAAACATTTCCTTGAAATCTTTGAGAGTCAAAGCTTTTATTTCACCAGCGAGTGCGGTCGTCGAGAGGAAAGAAGGGTCAGGTTTGAGATCTGGCGGCTTCTCTCTGAAAATACGAAACGCGTTCTCTATCTTACCAGCCGCCGCAGTGGAGACCTTGAAATTATCCTTCACGACCTTGTTCGTGTTGAACCTCTTGTCCGACTCCCTGCTCCCGATCGTTTGATTCAAAACCCCTGGGGACGGAGGAGATGGGATGTTGAGGAAGTTAAGCTTTAAAGCTCCTGATACGGGAGCAGGGTCTCCTTCAGCATCGCGTTGAACGAAAAACAATTTGCCAGTTGGAACTCTAGCGAACATCGGAGGAGCACCACGGAGATCAAGTCTCGCTGAAACCAGCGGAGCCGAGGTCTCAGGACCGATAAGCATAAAGTTCGTTTCTCTGATATAGATCGAATAGTTGTCGCCCAGCGATTTTGCATCAGAAAATGGAACCGTCTTGGCTGGTCCGAATCGCGCGGTGGGAGGAGTCACACCCGCAGGTGAAGCAGCGGGGGGTATTATCTGCAGAGCGATCGCCTGATCAGTGTAAAACTTGTCTACCCTATTGTAGTCTGAGAGCAAAAGAAGTCGTATAGCGTCCATAGCGTTCAGTATGGAGAACTTTAAAACTTCAGTTTTGGTGATGGTATCGATCAAGTCCTTGTGCTTGGATGTCAGACCGACAGCCGACATAATTGAACTGGCCAGACCGGGTGTCTCAGACATCTTGCTGTTTATTAGATTTATAGATTTTCTAATACCAGCTGCCGTTTTTGGCATCTTCGCGCCGATCGTACTCTCGATTTTAGACAGTGGCTCTATCGATTTTGTCGCGAGGTCAAGAGCGGATCGATCCGCAGATGCCTCCAGGAGAAAATCCATTTTATGATCATGCAGTGACAGTTCAGCCAGCATGACGGAACTTTTCTTCTGCGTCTTGTCAACTTTCATATAGAGATTCCTAGCGTGCGTAGTTTAATTATCACGCTCTGAGGATGATTGTCTAACCTTTATACCCGCGCTCGACAGAAGATCGAGACCTGATGTGTCACGATACTTCTCAAGATAGATCACCTCGTCGATTCGAGCATTGATGATAGCTTTTGCGCACATGCGACATGGACTGAGACTTACGTACATCTTCTTACGTTTTGGACTGTTAAAATCTAGCTTTATCAAAGCGTTCACCTCAGCGTGAATAAAACCGGACTCCCCCGGCGCCTCGGACTCTCTGCAATTCGAACCCCCGGTGTGATCACCGTTGTAGCCCAAAGATAGAAGCTGCGTGTTATCATCGGTCACGATGATCGCTGCGACCTTGAAGGATGGATCGGAGGAACGTCTAGCGATAGTATTAACGACGTCTCCCCAAACTTGATCCCAAGTTGGACGATCATTCATGCGCCAGCTCCATCGAAAATGCTCTCAATGCTTACGCTCGGAGGAAGCGAAAACCCAGCTGCTTTTCTATGACCCCCGCCTCCGAATCGTTTTGCGACTTCACTGACGTCAGCATCATCATGATGAGCTCGAAGACTCACCTTCACCTGTCGAGTATCGTGATCGTAGTACCAGATGAGTGCGTAATCGCATCTTGGTGAAAGAGCGTTTCCAATCTCGGACATCCAGTGAGGAGAATTAACGACAAGAACATCCTTACCGTCAATCTTCCTCGGAGCGGCGTGCTTTGCGATCTTGGAAATAACAGTCTTCGAATATGCTAGGATGTAGGCCCCGCGTTCCTGAGCGTTATCGACCGCAGAGTCATCGAGGTACTTGTCGAACTCCTCGAAGTCGAAAGGAACCATGTCAAAAGCTGCGGCGAACTCTTTGCTGTACGGGATCTCCCACTTCCAGAGGTCCCGATCTTCGATGTGACGGATCATTCGTGGAGGTTCCTTGCCCGGATGAAAGAACTTCCATGCCAGCATTGCACCGCTGTGATTCATATCGAAATGAGTGCAGGAAATGTCGTGAAGCTCCACCATAGCAGATTTATGATGATCGATGACGATGAGACCCTTCGCGTCCTTTATCATCCTCTTAGTCGTAGAGTTATCATAAGAGAAATCCACAATGACCACATTCTTGCCCTTTACGTCCGGAGGAGCCTCTCCATATTTCGCAGCGTGATACTCAGCTCGATCTCCGAGAAGCTTCCAGGCTGCGTAAGCAGCTCCGAAACCGTCAGTGCAATTTCCGTGATAAATGACAAGCTCAACGCTAGACGGCTCTAGAATAGACATGTTCCCTCTTCACCAAATTATTCCGCAAGAAGGTCGGAATTACACATGATGGGATGATGACGGAAACATCTCGGCTCGTACATGCTCTTTCCCCCCACTTCGATCTCAAGATCACTATCGCTTAGCTTTGCGGTGTAATACGCATCGTTTCCGCAAACCGGGCACACGGCCGAGCATTTCTCGATCTTGGTAGCGTATGGCATCAATCTCTCGATCTCGTCGAACGGCTTGCATCGTGCACTAAGATCAAGACTGGCGACCAACACTGTAGTGCCCCTCCGCATGATCTGGAGGACCGCTGAGGTCACTCCATCAATCATGAAGGCTTCGTCTATAGCCACCGCATCAATTGTCTCCTCGTATGACTGGAAGTGGTTCCAGAGCATCTGCCCAGAATTGACGCAATGGGCTGGCCACTTGGCGCCTGAATGGGTGGTGATATGGGAAAGCGAATACCTCTCATCCATCGTTGGTTTGTAAGCAATTACCTTCCTTCCCTGGAGCTTTAATCTCTCCATGGAAGCAACGAGACGTGTGGTCTTAGATCCCCACATAGGTCCAGTATAGATGATAAGATCAGGGTTGTTTGGCATTCGCTCTTCCATAATCGTCCTCAATTCTTATGGGTTCATTATCATGACGATCACCGATCTCGATCAGCTTACAATCCTCGAGAGCGGTCAATCGATACGGACACTCCGACAGTACGTGAATAACGTCGCCCTTCCGTAGAATTCTTGATTGCATCGGGTGCTTTTCTGGACGGTTCATTGTTTCAGAATTTCCAAAATCGACCCTGACGGTTCCATCCAAAACAACGAAAACTTCGTTCTTCAACGTATGATACTTTAGACTTGTCCTGTGACCCTCGCGAATATGAATGATCTTGCCATGAGTTCCGTGAACACCGTCCCAAACGTAGGACTCCCCCCAGGGTCTATTCTCGAACCGGGCTGTCGAAGTCCAAATATGCTTAGGCGCTCTTCCCATCGAGTCCCCACCATCTTAGTGTAATTTCGAGACCTTCCTCGAACTGCACATGCGGTACCCAACCAAGAGCCTGATTGATGATGTTGACATCAGCAAGCGTGTCCCTCACATCGCCCGGGCGTGCTGGAGCATGTGCAATCTCGAGATTGGGAAATCGATCCTTGAACATATCGAGAACCTCGATATTCGCGTACGACTTTCCAGATCCAACATTGAAAGCGTGACCCCGGAGATCATGCTGCGTCTCAGCTGCCAGACGATTGGCTCGAGCAACGTCGCCAACGAATACAAGGTCACGTGTCTGGTACCCATCACCGTCCGAACGGAGAGGACGACCTTCCTTCAACGCGCTGCACCAGGCTGCAACGGCGGTGGAGTATGGTGACTTACCGTCCTGACCCGGTCCATACACGTTGAAGTAACGAAGGCACACGCTCTTCTGCTGATACAGACGTCCGAATAGCGTGAGATAGTCCTCGATCATGCGCTTCTGAAGACCGTAAGGAGACTGCGGGTTCGAAGGAGCGAACTCGGTGGTGGGAAGCTGCTCGATGTCACCATAGATCGCGGAGGAGGAAGAGAACACGAACTTCGTGCTTCCGCCGCGGAGGGCGTCGAGAAGTGCAAGAGTGCGTGTGACATTGAGATCATTCGATTCGAACGGGTACTCAACAGAGAACCCAACGCGTGGCATCGCTGCAAGATGGAAGATGACATCATAGCGTCCGGACTTCGAATGTCCTAGGACTTCTCTATGTGCAAAATCACCCTCAATGACAAGCACGGAGCCCGTCTTTCGCTCCGACTCTGGATGCTTCAGCTCGAAATCTGGGAGCAGATCTGCAGGACATGCTCGAAAATTGAGACCATTCAGAGCATCGAGAGAGCCGTTGGACATGTCATCGACAACATCGACAGTATAATCATGAGCTACGAGCTCACGAACGACGTGGGAACCAATAAAACCGCATCCGCCCGTTACAAGGGCTCGCTTATTACTCATTTGTTACCTCTTGAAAAAGTGATAGCCAGGATGTTCAGTGCTGACAATTAGACGACGAGCGTGACTCTCGTCCTTCATCTTTCTAGCGCGAAAAGAGATGAGAATGTTAGACCAATCGTTCACGAGCGATCGAGCCGCAGGATCTTCTAGAGCATCGCTCAGTTTTGGAGATACAAGCACGAATCCGTCCTTGATCGCTCCCTCGCTCGCTTCCCACACCGCTCTTTCGACGCTCATCAAATCATTGATGGGAAAGCTCTTGGGAAGAGCTGGCATCGGACGACCTAAGTTATCGCTTGAATTTGCGATCGCGTTGAGCATCTCGAAATCTCGCTCATAGCAGTGGAGGGAATTGGAAGTGTGAACGTACTCTCCAAGATCAACCTCAAGCTCATTCGCAAGAACTTCCTGCATAATCGTAAAAGCAGGAACGTCGTACGCGATTCCGAGAATGATATCGCTGGAGCGCATGTTAACGTGCAGATGAAGTTTGCCATCACGGATGAAGAACTGGAGCGCAAGTGTGCATGGTACGTCCTTAACAGCGTGAAGAGAGTCATCGGGAGTTCTGATATGGATGACAGCACGACGGCTATCAGGATCACGCTTGAGTTCTTCCTTCACGTACTTCCACTGATTCAGACCGCCGTCGGCAATTCGCGGATGCAGCTTGAAAATTCTAGCGCCGTAAGCTGAATTTGCCGTCAGACCGTCATCACTGATGTCCTTCCAGAAAGAAGCGTAACGGGAGATCCACTCGGTGGAATTGTTACCGCTCATATACCATAACGTCTCAGCCACGAAATACGATAGCGAAAAATTACGAGCTTCGATATGAGGAAGACGATCGCGAACGTTTCTGATCCTAAACTGAACGCCTAGCTTCTCCTTGATCTTCATACCGCGTGGTGATGAGACGAAATCCGACTCATCACGAATCATGCGGCACAGATCAACGTAAGCGTGCGAGAAATTTCCGTAAGTCTTCATAGCTTCAGCCACTCCCTAATTTCGAGCGTCTCACGCTCGAGATTTTCGTCATCAACCCAGATCGTAAGGACCTCACACTTCGTCCACTTCTCAAACTCTGCATAGAGGCCGTCAAGCCTCTCGAGCGCGTGAGAGTCAATGTAACTGTGGAGGTCGTCACATATCCCATTATAACTCTTCCTGCGGCAGATAACAATCTTACCGTTGGCTTCCGCAAACTTTTCGTCAACCTTACGAAGAACCTCGTCATCTGTCTCACGGTTGAAGTGCCTTGAGTAAACCCATTCCGACGCATAATTCCTGTCCATGATGACACTAGCGCGTGTCTGATGGAGAAAATCAGTCAGGAATGTGGCTCCGTATTTCAGAAGATTCTTGAAATAGCTCGGATCACGTAGATCAGTGAACCACTCTCCCGAATTCTTGAATACTGGGAGTCCCAGTTGACGGGAAAGTTCAGCAGCGACTTGCGTCTTTCCCGTCATATCTGGACCTTCGAGTGCGATCAACATCTTAACCTCGCTTTGCGTGTTGTTCGATCATATCAATCTTATGCTCGGGACTAAAATCTACAACCTTCCGGAGAGCCTCTTCCTGGCGAGCGATAATATCAACTCGCTCAGCGACGGTCGTCTGGGAAAGTCGAGTCACTGCTCGTACGACGTCCTCGGGATCATTGACAAGAAACTCTCCAAGCCCTACGGGTCGAGCGTGAACGTATTCATTAGGAATGAGCGATACGACACCTGCCTGGATCGCCTCGGTGAAGCGCATGGTGATGTTGCCGTACGGTGTGTAATCATCACGTGTGATGTGCGTCACGGCAATCGAGTTGTTGATGATTCCGAAGATCTCCTTGTACGCGAGACGATGTCCGAAGGCAACATGTGGATTCTCGCGGAGAAGGACGCTCGGATCCCTGCGCTCAGGGCTTCTCTCCAACCAGTTGCCCCAGACCTTTGTCTGAATTCCGCGCTCTCGAAGAGCGCTGCTTGGCTGCGAATAGTACTTCTTAAATTGTGGATCACGATCGTAGTTGTTACCAACGTATGTGTAGTTGTACGAGTACTCAGCCGGCTTGAAGAGTCGACGTGCAGAGGATGCCCACGGCATAGAAATACGCGAACGCGTCTGCTCTCGTGGATTGATGCATGCATCAGCGAGCTGAGCGTTTGGCCACCGTTGTTCCTCCTCGGGTGTCATCTTCAGATCGCCATCGTGAATGATGATGGGAACTCCCTTCTCGTGATAGTAATCAAGGAGAGCACACTGGCGTCGATAATCAGGTTCGGTCGCTCGATCACCACCGAGAGTAGAATCATTCTTCCAAGTTGGCCAACGCCACTCAACGAAAAGAACGTCGCCATCAGGAAATCCGGTGTCATCGTACTGAACGCCCGGATAAGGATCATCATCACGACGCTGCTGAACCTGGATCACCGTATGTCCACGGCGTTGCATCTCATCCACAAGATCAACTCGACCTCCTCGATAGTGATCTGGTGTTGCGGAGACAGTCTGCTTTTCGAAAGGGGTCACGAAGCCCCAGAAAGAGTATAGAATTCGCATGATTTACCTCACATAACCTTGATTTTCTTACCTTTTGTCGACAACCCGAAGTCAGAACGATCAACCTCGGCAACGCATAGGGTGTATGGTTCGAATCCAATCTTACCATCCCAATCCCACATGAACATCTTTTCCGTATTTCCGGCCTCACCCATCACCTGAAGCATCAAGTAGGGCTTTCCATTCTTTGTCTTCTTCTCGACCGAGCTCACGATGACAAACCAGTAGATGTCAAGTCTCTCCCAACTGTCGATGGAGTAAACCTCCTTGTCTTTGAACTTTTGACGAAGCTCAGGAGACACGAGAGAGAGTGGATCCATCTTACCAGAAAGTTCGATCTGCATAAGTGCCATCTCGCGACGGGTCCATTCGGGCATACCCTCAGTCTCGACTATGAGCTCTCGGAACTTCTTAATTCCACGCTGCGGATCTTTCTTGGCCCACTTCTTGATATCCTCGGCATTTTCGACAAGAACGTGGTGCATCTGCTTCCACGAAGAGAACTGCCTATCCTTTCCGACAACTTTCATCGACTCGAAAGCGTTAGCCTTGATAAGAGCCTCGAGGGCTCGACGGTTGAATTTCGATGGACGCCACTGACCGTCCTCCTTCCACAGCATCTCCTCGATGCTTCGGTACGGACGACATGTCACGATCTCCTCGATCGCCGTCTCGCCAACGCCCTTAATCGTGTTGAACGATGGAATAAGCAGCTTGCGCTCCGAATCAACGGACCACTGGTTCGTGGAGAGATTGATATCGACGTTGCCGATTTCGTACCCCATCTTCTTCACGTCAGAGATTGCCTGAGATCGATCGTCTGGATTGCCAATCATCGATTCCATGTAAGCGCAGAGCCACTCAGCCTCGTAGTAAGTCAGCAGCCAGGCGCAGTAGAAAGAGTCGATAGCGTAGGCCAGAGCGTGTGAGAGGTTGAAGCCGTAACCTGCGAAGAAGAGGATGTCATCCCAGAGCTTCGAAGCGACAGATTCCTTGATACCGTTGCCGACCGCGCCGTTGACGAAGTTGTCCTTCATCGCCTTCGCTTTCTTCATCGATTCCTCAGGGTTGCCGCCCTGCCGCTTCAGGATGTTCTTACGTACCTTGTCACACTCGGACTTCGGGAACCCAGCCACCACGTTACAGAGCTGCATGAGCTGCTCTTGGAAGATGATGCACCCGAACGTCGGCTCGAGAACCTGCTTGATGAGCGGGTGCTTGTAGTCGATATTTCGAGGGTTCGCTTTCGCCTCGAGGTAGAGCTTATCAACCTTTGCTGCAAGAGGACCGGGTCGGAAAACCGAGGTCAGGGTTGCGATATCGATGATCGATCTGGGCTTCGCGTTCTGGAAGAGACGTTGGGCTCCCTTGCTGGTGAGCTGGAATACACCGGGAGTTCTGGAAGTTGCCTCGTGGTAGACATTCTCATACACCTTCTGATCATCGAAGTTGATCACGTCAGTTGCCATATGTTGATCGAACCACGTCTTAACCTCTTGGAACGTCGGATTCTTGATCCCATGATGACGCTGGAGGATGAGCTCAATCGTTCGATGGATGGTTCGAAGAGTTTCAAGCCCTAGCAGGTCGAACTTAACCCAGCCCAACATCTCGAGATGTTTATAGTTCATACCCTCGACCCACGGCGTCTGCTGCTCACCCTTCGCCATGATGAGTGGCATTCGCTCCTGGATGCGCTCCGAGATGATGACACCACCAGCATGTCTACCAAGCGCCTTGTTCTGCCGGAAGAGAACCTTGATCGATTCGGAAACCTGTGGGTATCGATCGATGAATTCTCGGAAGCTCTGGCAGTGCTCGTAGCTGTCCTCGAAAGTCAGGACGAAGAGGTTCTTGTCATCGCCAACCTTCTTGGTTGCCTCCATGACCTCTTTCTCGACAGTCTTCAGGGCTGCGTTGACCTCCTCGAGCGGAATATCGTACAGTCGAGAAACATCTCGGATGAGTGTCTTGAGCTTGAAGGTGTTGTAGTTCGAGATCGGAACGATGTTCTCGCCGCCGAACTTCTCGCGTAGGATCGAGAGGAGCAGGTCGCGGTTCTCAACGTCGGTATCGATGTCAGGCAGACCCTCACGGTCGGGCGACAGGAATCGCTCGAAGAGAAGACCGTACTTGATTGGATCAACGTCGGTGATGCCAAGTACGTAGCAGACGAGGGAGCCGGCACCGGATCCTCGACCGACGCCGACGAACATCTGCTCCTTCGCGGCAGAGATGATCTCCTTCATCGTGAGGAAGTAGGACGCGAAATCCTTCTGCTTGATGACGTCAAGCTCGTAACGGGCACGCTCGACGTACTCGGGATTCTTATCGAAACCCTTCGCAGCGAGACCAGCCTCGACCGACTCAACGAGAGCCTCATTCGCGGTCTTGCCCTTCGGGATGACGTAGCTCGGTAGCTTCACGGATCGATCAGGCTGAACGTCACCGATCTCCTCGTGAGCAAGATGCCAGGTACGCTCGACCGCCTTGCGAACAAGCTCCTCCTCACCGCGGTAGAAATCATCGGTCCCACGGGAGATCATGAACTCATCCCAGACCTGAGTCGCGTTCTTCGGGTAGAGCTCACACTTCAGCTGGTCCTTGCTCTTCGGGATCGAATCCGCCGAGAGGTCAGCGTAGTTGAGCCAGCCGAGCTTCTTGTAGATCTCGCGTTCCTTCCAATGCTCCGGACGCGCGTAGTGGGAGTCGCAGGTGACAACGAGCTGGTCAGTCATGCCCTGACGCTTGGCGAACTCCATGATCGCTCGATTGACGATGTGCTGGGCTGGCAGACGGTTGAACTGAAGCTCGAGCATCACGTTCTTACGACCCACCGCCCAGGCAAGGCTGTCGAACGAATTTCCCACACGATTGATAACACGTTCCATGATCGAGGGATCATTGAGGAGTCGGCTGTTCAGACTCTCAAAGCTGTGCTCCTGCAGCTCACGGAAGACCTCAAAAGCGAGTGGACCACCGATGCAAGCAGTCGAGACGATGAAATTGTCATCCTCCTGCGCCTCCTTAAGCATTGCCAGGTCGACTCGAGGGAACTTGTAGAAACCCTCGGAGTAACCGCGACTCACTAGACCGAAGAGGCGCTCAAGACCCTTGCTGTGTCGCGGGAGGACCACGAGGTGGTGACGACGGTTGATCGGGTTGAAGTGCTTCGTGCTCTTCGTCTCGTCCTCGTTCTCGATAGTGAGAGCCGAAGCGTCGGTATCGATGCCGATCGTCTCATCATTCTCATCGGTGACAGCGATGATGGGAGTCACCACGCTCTCGGGCTTCTCCTTCGCCTTCGCGTGACTCTTACGATCTCGCTTGAGCTGCTGCCACTCATGATACTCAGCCTGCCAGGCGTTGAGATCAGGGTGGATGTACATCTCACAGCCTGGAATGAACTTCAAGTTCTTCCCAGCCTTCTTCAGCTTATCAGCGTGAAGCCACGCGTGACCGAAGCCGTTCATCTGACCGTGATCGGTCAGGCTCCAACCATCGAGACCGTTCTCAAGACAGAAGTCGATGTGTTCTTGCGGGTAACCAAGTCCGTCGAACGTGGTTACTTAGGAGAATCCGCTGTGCGAGTGAAGCCCAAAGAAGCGGCTCGGCACTCGCACGGGATTCTCATTTCCTCCGGTGCTCATGTTGTTTCCCAGTTGATAAGGTTTGCGTACGTTATGTACAATTCATTATACTCTGGTGCGCCAATCATTTGCACGATTTCAGCCGGATGCTCGTGTCGAAATAAATCTAGCTTTCTACGAGCAGAATCAGTCATGTATCCCTTGATTTCGTAAAAAATCCCATCGACCTTGAAATCTGGGGTGTAAGTTGTTCCGTCAGAGAGCGTGAAGGATTCTGATTCATATTCGAAATCTTTTCCCTGAAGCTTCAGGATTCTAGCGAAGTTCGCTTCCCACGTGCTTCTCACGTAGAAACCAAGATCTTCTCTAAAACCTCCACGGCCGCGATGATTTCTTAGTCGTCCCTCTCTCACTCGCTTCGCAGCAGAAAGACTCATTTTCATTCTAGATTCATCTCCCATCTTCTTACCTCGACGGAGATTTGAAACTCTAGCGCGACCCTCTTCAGTCTGTGTCCAATGAGTTTTATTTCTCATCTTTCCAGAAGACCATCTTTCTTTCATCAGTTTGGAAAGTTTCTCACGATGTTCGGCGGTGTTCGGATCCCATCCATCTTCATAACGTTTTTTCATGGATGCGCTTTTCGCAAGACGTTGAGCTTCGTCTTGAATGTAACCGCCCGTTGCTCGTCGAGTAGACACCATGTTCGATTTAATGCAAATCGGACAATTTTTCGAAGTTTGGCGGCGAGTTACGTCGACGAAAGGCTTGAAACATGTTTCGCAATCCTTTTGAACGCCCTCAGTTTTCACTAAAGTTTCAGCTTTTCTCTGTGATCTTAAAGCATAAGAGCACTCTTTTCTTCCACAAGTCTCACGACTGGATCTCGCGACTTGTGCATCAATCCCGCAAATTCGACAAATGATAATTGGCATCGATCACTCCGACGTTAATTATCTCATTGTACGCATACTCATAAAGGATTTAGCAGGGGTTATTCTTGTACCACTCAATGAGCTCGAGAATTCGTGGAAGCTCATCGTCGTCACAATCCTTGTAGCTTCGGCCGAGGCGCGCCTTCAACCTCTCCCAGATATGAGCGTACGAGTTACGCTTCTTCAGGAACTTACAAGGTGGCAACTTACCGTCGAGATGATCGCCCGCGTCCTTCGCGAAAGCGCGAACAATCTCTATATTTTCTTTTGACAGGGCCATGACGCTCTCCTGTCGTAATATTAGGGACGACCGTCCCTATTTTACCCGCCTCAACCACGTTCCTTGATACGCTTTCCCTTACGAAGGACCACATCCTCGTACTCGAAACCAGCAGGACTTTGAGGATCCTTCGTCGTCTGGCCAGGTATAGCTGGGCGATCAATATCGTAGCCGCCGAGCTCGTCAAGCTCATCGTCTTGAACTATGAGCTTCTCCTTCTCACGATCGATGGATTCGATCTCCTCTCTCACTATCCTACGAAGAATTGACTCGCTGATGCGCATGATGAACCTCGTTCGTAAGTATTAACGCCGAAGCATCTTCTGCGGTCGCTCTCCGGGCTTTCTACGATTTCTCACGCGGCGTGTCTCGGGCTCCGGAAGATCGTATGTCATTTGACCGCCGATGAAACCATTCGCGACCCATGCCAAGATGTCGTCGATAAGATTGGGATTTTTCCCCGACCATCCAGAAACGCGAGCGACATGATCAAGAATCTCACGCTGCTTTCCTTCACCCCAGACCCACGCAGCCGTGCCCTTGATCTGTGACATTCTATCCTCAAGATCACTAGCAAGACGTTCCATAGAGGCGATATGCTCGTCTACAGGAGCGTCTTCAATGTCGATATCGAGCTCTGCAGCGATCTCCAGCAGTCGACCACCTTCGCGTTTCTCGAGGGCGGACCTGGCGTTCTGAAACATCTTCGATCTTTCGATTCGTTCACGCTCGCTGAGCTCTTCACGAAGCAGAGCGTCAGGATGAGTTTTCATCGAAATCTTTCGAAAGAGTTTGCGTTGCCAAGCAGGAATCTCGGCATCGGCCTCTGAAGATGTGTCTTCTTCACCGTCAGTCGATTGCGATTTATTTTGCTGAGGTTGTTTGAGAAGCTCACCAGATCGTGATAGGAGTTCGATCACTGCTCGCTGGAGCTGCCAGCCTCTGCGATCGAACTCCTCCTCGAGATCGTAGAGCTCTTCACGAAGATAGCTGATCTTTAGTGATAGCTTCTTAAGTTTACGATCACCGTTACTCATCTTGCTCCATCAAGAGCAAGAGTTCCTAGAGATCCGATGCTCTTTCGTTAATTATCAGATGCTAGAGCTTTCAAGACCATCGATAAGCGTTGATTTGACCATAGCTTCGAACTTCTCAAGTTCCTGAATTCGAAGTTTACCCGTGCTCTTTACAGCCTCCAGAGCGCGTCTCATTCCGTCTTGCGTGGCTTCCAATCTTACGATATCTTCTAAAGAGCTCTTTGAGTTGGACTCAAGAGCGACGATAATCGATGTGATAGATCCAACGAGATGCTCAAATTTGGCCGCAGGATCGACAGAACAATTAGCTGAGCTTGTGAGGCTCTCCTTGAGCTCAGCGATGAGATCATTCGTCAGCTTCTCATTCGCAGAGACCGCCATCTTACGCTCCAAAATAACCTGATTATTCGTCTCCAGCTTGCTGATGAGCTCTTCTGCAAGACGAATGATCTCGATCGATGTTTGTCTGCTTCTATCTAACTCTTCCTGTGTCATGGTAGAAATATAACAGGAAAAAGATCAGATAAAACGGCGGAATATAATTCCGTCGTTTCAGCTTTTACCGCGAAGAGCGCGCCAAATCTCGACGGGCCAAAGCAATGATTCCTTGTAACGATTGCGAATGTTAACTTTCATCTTCTGGCATTCGATCTTGGTCTCCTTGGATCGGGCAGTGTTACCAAGGTCTACCAAAAAATTGAAAAGAATGATTTTCGAGACGAGAGAAGCGAATGAGATCGCAATGTACTCGACAGGGATGACGAAGCAGAGAACGTACAATACGGTGGAATAATTTTCAGGCATAATCAACTCCTGAGTTAATTATTCGTCTTCATTATCCTTGTCGAGGCTTTCCGCAGCTTTCTTCCGAAGCTCTGATGCCTTCCTCTTTATTCTCAGAGATTCGGGCCTATCACCCAACTCTCGCTTAGCATCGATCGGTTCTTCGCTCGTCGCAAGAGTCTCAATGCGTTCAGCCTCGCGGAGGAGCGCGGTTCCGATTCCTTCGACGAGAGACGCTGCTGCGTTTAAACCCTCAGCGTATCCAGAGAGACGATTGCTCAAAGACGATTTGGAATCCCTTACGTTTCGAGCTGCGGTGAGGGCGTCATTGATCGATGAGGCCATCGACTTCAGCGCCTGGTCGGAAGGGAGGTTTCCCAGCTCGTAAACGCGCAGCGCTGGTATGAGATGACGTTCGATCTGATCAGCGAACTCGCGCGACAATGCAGCATCATGCTCACGGGTCTTGAGAGCGTCGCCCAGGACAGCACGTTTCTTTCGAATCTCGTCCGCAGCCGAGGTAAGAGCGCTTGACATGTCACGTTCTTTCTGCGATTTAATCATGTCAAATGATACGAACGAAAAGTGATCGAGTAAAACAGAAATGGGGCGGGGACTCATCGTCCCCGCCCCAACCCGTGAATGACCCGTTGCGGGGTCAGATCATCGGGTGGCCTTCATCAGGCCTTCTGCATCACGACCACGTCGCCAGCCTCAAGACCGAACGCGAAGGAGAGGGCGCTGGACGTGAGAGTGTAGTCGTCGCCGGCGATCATGAGCTGACCGTTGACGAAGATGAGGGCGTTCGCCGCGCTCAGGGAGCTCATGAAGCTGATGTCGCCCGAGAACTCCGTGGACATGTCGTTGGTCGCTTCGACGGGCACTGTGATCTTCGCAACAGCCTTCTTGGGGGCCACGGCGGCGTCGAGCGCATCGATCTGGGACTGGAGGCCCTCCTCAACGCCCATTGCGCGAGTCACCTCGTCAGCGAGGTCAGAAGCGAGAGCAGCCTCGGCGTCCGTTGCGCGAGTCACCTCGGCAGCGAGGTCGTCGGTGAGGACGCCCTCAGCGGTCTGAGCGCGGCTGACTTCGTCAGCGAGGTCAGAAGCGAGAGCAGCCTCAGCGGTCTGAGCGCGGCTGACTTCGTCAGCGAGAGCAGCTTCGAGGTTGGAGATGTCGGTGTCGATGGCAGAGACGTCGATGACGAGCTTGCCGGAGACAACGCTCACGCCCACGGAGCCAGAGCCGTCGATCAGAGCATCGAGGTCGGCGGCGTCAGCAGCGATGATCTCGCCTGAACCGTTGGACTTGAGGAGCGTCGCGCTCTGGACAGCGCTGGCCAGGATTGCAGCCTCGAGCTTCTCGGAGGCAACCCACTTGCTACCAGTCTCGTTCCACTTGATGGAGGCGAGCTCGGTGCCCTCCTGTCCACCAACGTAGAAGCCTGAGTCGTTTCCGACGTCGCCCGCTGTGGCGTTAGAAGCGACCACGAACGACTTGTCAGCGATCGAGACGATCGTCGAGTTCACTGTGGTTGTGGTACCCTGCACCGTGAGGTTACCGGCCACCGTGAGTGCGCCACCGACGGCGACGTTATTGTCGAACTGAGCGCGATCTGCGAGGACGGGGCCGCTGAAGGATGCGCTAACAGCTGCAACCTCGCCACCGACGACGGTGAGGAGCGTATGACCGTTGAAGGTACCAACCGTCAGGTTCGCGTGATCTTCGATGTTGGTGTTCGTGCCCGAGCCGCCGACGTAGTAGAGGTGACCAGCGGTGTCACCGCTGATCTTGATCTGGTTCGCCGTGACACCGCCGTTGAAGGTGGCAGCGCCACCGACAGTGAGGGCGCCGGGTGTGTAGAACTGACCAGCGTTGACGCCCATGGAAGCAGAGAGCGAACCGGAGAGTCCGACCACGAGCATCGGCGCCATCGGATCGAGGATCTGGAACTTGTAGGAGCTCATGAGGTCGCCAGTGGAGCTGCCGAACACGAAGGCGCCGTTCTTGTTGAGGTCCTCGACCATCGCGTGGGAGGCTGTCACTCCAGAAGCGATGTCGAGTGAGCCGAGCACCTTGAGCTGGCCACCGGCAGCGGCATCAGCCTCGATGTGCTTCGCGAGGTCGAGGAGCTGGACCTTGCCGGCATCCGCGGGGACGTCCTGATTCCAGGTTCCACCGATGATCTCGGCAACCTGGGTCTTGAGTGCGTCAAGATCGTCGGAGAGAGCACCACCGGAGACGAGCTCGGCCTTGATCTGCTCTGCGCGGATCTTGGTGAAGGGGCTGGAAGCAGCGGGTGTGAAAGTCTTTGTAGACATTTGTTTATTCCTTGTGTTAGAGATACACTATCGCACGTCGAACCCATCCACCATTGGTAGGAACGAACGTACTCTCCAACCGAACACGAACTGGAACTCGGGAGCCAGCGTCGAACGCATGACGACCAGTCCCATCGAATACAATTATACTCGATCGAACCAAACTTCTAACCGTATTCGAAAAAAACGTAACGAAAACAAACAGTTACAAATAACCAAACTGAGATACTATCTCACGCTCCGTACAGAGCCTTCTTCAACGCGCGAACCTGGGAATCGTACATGCTAAATTCACCGTTCACGAACTCAAGCGCGAGCATGGAGCAGGTGCCATCATCCTCGAATTCGAAGTTGAATCTTCCGCCGCTTGCCCTGTTAGCTGTGAGGAGCTTCCTACCCTTCATCTTCAGGAATGCTGCGAGTGCTAGATCTGATGTGTTGTACGTTCTCACGGGTTGTTCCTTTACTTCCTGTGCTTCTAAGTATTACTAATTTTCGTGCAACTTTGTTCATGTCAAAGAAAATTAAGCGACGTATGAGTATGTCGCCCGCACCACATCCTCAGACATAACAGGGGCGCGAAAAATGACGTCTCGACCATTGAGGTAGTAGTCGTAATCATTGCCCTGCGTGAGCAGCTGACCGTTCAAGAATAGCATCAGGGAGCTGCTTGGATCGGGCTCATGTGGAAGGGTAAGACCTTCCATCATGTTGTTGACTATTGCTATCTGAGCAGGTGCTGCATTCATAGCGTAGAGCTTCGCAGACACGTTTCTCGAGTACATCGCCCTTAGAACGTCTCCCTCTAAAGGAGCAGCTCCTGGAATCAGCGTGATCTGTTTGCCAGCAAGAGAGTAATCCAAACCCTGCGTGAGCAGTTGACCGTTGAACCAAAGCATGAATGAGCTCGGATCGACCGGAGCGTCAGTGAGCTCAAACAATAAATTTTGACCGTTTTGGACTCCTGAGGGAGAAGCGTTCATGACGAGCTCGGTCACGAAGCCCGCTGCGGATGTCACATTGGAGGTGATCTCAATTTGACCGTTGGAACCCGTGACGATCTTGATTCCAGTTCCAGCTTTCAGATATGGAGTTGTACCATCCGCGAGAGTAGTTAGCGATCCGCTTAGACCTCCGCGAGCGACAATTTGCCCCGTGAATATTGATCCATCCAGAAGGGCTAGTCCGGTCTTATCCAGGGATAATGTGAGCGAATCACCGCTGATAGATCCATTGATGCCATCAGTCGCGATCACATTACGCGCAGAGCTTCCCGTAACAGTCGAAGAGATAGTAATCTCTCCGTTCGAACCTGTTACGAATGAGATTCCGTCACCGGCGGCCAGTGATAATCTTTCTGGGATGAAGCTAGTATCGAGAGATAGTGAAAGCTTTCCATCACCTGTCGCCGTCCCGATTAAACCGCTACCGGACGGGACGATGACACCAGCTTCGGTGGCAGCTATGTAAGCTGCGTCAAGCGTGAAAGTGTAAGAGTTCGCAAGTCGATTGATCTTTACGCCAGCTCCCTCAATAAAATGTGGGAGGGTCGTCTCGCGATTGAGAGACAGTGTGAGTATCCCATTCGAGATCGATGATTCGAGACCGTTTCCGGGCTTGATGAGCGTCTCGATACCACCTGAAGATGATCCTAACGAAACTGTGACCGTTCCGTTTCCTGTGTCAGAAACTTTCAAACCGTTACCAGCTCTAAGAGCCAGTGAACCGTCCGGGAGCTTCAACGCGCCGCGGACACCGCCAGCAACCTCCAGGGAGCCGTCTATATAGCCGCTGCCCTTGACCTTTAGAGACGTGTCCTTGTAACCGTCGATCCCGATCTGCAGCTCATGAGGCGCGACGATCTTCGCGATATCTAGGTTATTTTTTTCCTTGACGACGATGAAGTCCTGCTTTCTAACGTCGTTCTTGGTGATTGGAGGCATCTCGGCTCTAAATATGACAAGGGACCGAATCGCTCGGTCCCTTTTATCAGTAGCCGTCCCTCAATCTTCGGCAGATCTTATCATGCTTTCGAAGATACGCTGAGTGGAGCTCGTCGGGTGTGATTCCGACCAGCTTCAGTGTTGTGTAGAAGTACTTCATCGCGTCAACGATCTCCTCGAGAAATGCCTCCCGATCGAGATGAGGAACATCGGTCTGCCGATGCGACTTTGCATTCTTCAGCTCCTGGAGAGCCTCGAACATCTCCTCAACTCCTTTCAAGGTAACGTCCCTGAGGAGGATTTGAGATTCCTTCTTCGTCACATCAACGGGCCATTCTGGGTAATAGCCCTCGAAGCGTTGACACAGAAGATGCATAAACTCCTCGCGGAGCTCAAACATCTCATCAAGCTTGTCAGCTGGCTTCGACATTCCGCATGCCCTCAGCAGCTAGCTCATCGACACGTTCCTGGAGACGATGAACAGCCTCATTGAAAGCTCGATTATCGTCATCGCTGATGGTGAGCTTCGAACCGTCAACAGTCAGTCGAAGGGTCCTGAGGTTGTCGATGATGTCAGTGCCTGTCAGGAGAGCGAGCTGAAGGAGGTCGACGATACGGACGATGGCATGATCTGAAAGGGTGACAGTGTTGTTAACTACAGTGCTATCCATGTGATTAGTCTCCGTTGAGATTATAGAAGGTGCATGAGCAGTTTATAGGCTCAGCTCTGTCGAGTGGGTACCCACCAGGTGGTTCTTCCATCGAGAGTCTCCTCTCTTACCACCTCTTCTCCGTCATCATCTTTATCTCTTCCATAACAAAGAAACATCTCTCCGTAACCACCTGACTCGTTATTAAACCCTTTATATGATTTGATTGTCGCCCCCTGAGACTCGTATGAGTCCTTGAGCACTCTCTTGATGCTGTCGTTGAGAGCTTCGAACTCCTCCAGGCTCAGAGAGTCGACCTTTCGATGGGGAGAGAGCCGGGCCATCCAGAGCGAATCAGCCTTCACGTAGTTGCCGACCCCGGCGATCACGCTCTGATCCATGAGAGCCTGCGCGAGGGTCCACTTCGGCTTTCGCATCATCGCGGCCTGGAAGCGCTCATGGGTGACATCATCGCCGAGCATATCGGGTCCCAGCGACTTCAGCTTCTGGGAAAGCATCCGCCGACCCTGGGACCACTTCAGAGTCCCGAAGTTCCGGGTGTCATTGTAGTACACGTCCGTCCCATCGTCGAGGCTCAGACGAACTCTGGCGTGGTTGGAAGCGCTTCCTGACCAATGACCTGTCATGCCTAACGTCGACCACAGCGATGAGTCACCGCCATCGAGCAGGATATAGATGAATTTACCATGACATCCAGCACCGATGACCCGTTTAGGAAGCTGGGCAACAAGGTCAGCGTAACCATCGAACGGCTTCTTCTTGTAGCGACCCGATAGGATCTCGATTCTCTCGATTGTCCGGCCCGACAGCACATGAGCAAGAGCTTCGGCCGCCAGCTTACATTCCGCGCCCTCAGGCAACTTTCACCTCCTCATTGTAGATCTTCTTTAGATGATCATGATAGTCGTTAAGCGCGTGATCCTTCGGCTGCACAGCGCGCCAGTCGCCGAGGATGAAGATCCGATAGGCATCATCTCCGTACTTGCCCACACCGTGGAGCTCCTTCGCCTGCTTCCAACCCCCCGCAGCGTACTGAGCTGACATCCGCTTGAGCGTCTGCGTTCGCTTGCGCTGCATGCCGAGAGGCTTGATGAGCACCTCGAGGTCATCATCGGGTGCTGCAGCGAGATCCTGCGGAGTTGGCCAGCGCTGGAACATCTCCTCGACGACTGGCTCCATCTGCGCACGTTTCGTTAGGTTGAGGCATAGGCAGCAGACGAGGATCTTCCAACCGTCGGGCCAGTACTTTTCCTGAATGAGACCGAATTTAGGGGGAATCCACATACTATCATTTTACGTGGAATTCCCTATTTTACAAGCCGATTATCCGACGCCCGCGAATCCTGCTGATCCTGTCACGATGCTGAAGCTTGAGGTCGGAACGCTCGTCAATCCTGCTAGAACGACGAAGGGTATGGAAGCTCCCGTCGAGCTGGAGAGGAAGAGCCTATCAACCCTGAACTCATTCGAGTAGCTGCTTCCGGAGGGAACGACAAAGTAATTGGTTCCCTGGACACCGAGCTGCGTAAAGCCCACACGAAGCTCAAGAGCGCTACGATTCTGGACAGTGAAGAACCGTGTCACAAACGGAAAGGTCACAGCTTGAACTGTCGTCACGTTGGAGGCTGTGACGAAAGGAGTCGCTGAGACCTGGTAAGCTGGGACGTATCCCTCACTCATAACTGGATTATTTAAGCCCATATTGTTGTCATCCTACGAGCTTAAATATACGCTCCCTATCAATACGGCGGAGTATACATTCCCTCGGGGAAATGACCGAGACTTAGTATAATCTCATCGATGGCTTTCGCCGTCTGCTCACAATCTTGCACCTTAATCGATCGATTGAAAGATTTGAGTGCCTCGTATATCTCGAAGTCATTTCCCATAGGATCACAGCGATCGCCCACGAACCAGACCACATCTGATGGAAAATGACGAAGGACATACGACTTGTCCCATCCCTCTGGGTAAATGTCGAACGATGTCGAGCCGCCGAGCTTGACCGTAAGTTTTTTGCTAAGAGCGTACAGACGATCACGAAGAGTGACCAGGGTCGCAATTCTCAAGTTTGACTTCTTGTCGATCCTTTCGAATTCCTCACGATCTTCATGACCTGCCTCACGCCCAATTGGACACCAGTTCATCATAGAACCACGATACGATACGAACTGACCCGTTAGAGGAAGCTCAGGAACGACCTCCATGAGGTCTCCCTGCATCGAATGCAGTATCTTGTGAAACTGACGCCAATCATTTCCTAAGTAATCTCTCATCGAGATCGATGGAACCTGAGATTTCCATGATCCTTCCGCATAGATCCAGTGCTCGGTTCCATTACAGGAAAAAACCTCTAGACCCTTCTCGAAAAGTTCATGATCTACCTGCTCGATAACGTACGCCAGAGTGGAACCAGTTACTATTCCGACCCTGGCACATTGCAAGAGCTCGATCAGCTTGTCCTTATTCTTTCTCGTGATCTTCTTACGTGGAGGAGTTAGCGTCCCGTCGAGATCGAAGAGAACTATCGTTCTATTGTTCATGCTATACAATTAGTATCCAAATGCTTCTATCGTGTGTTTGAAAGGATCACCAGGGATCGCGCGGACTTGACAAAGCATCTCCTCCGCAAGCCAGCAAATCTCACGTTGAGCGTCTGGCTTCATCCGAAGACCGAGGAAGTGGTTGAAAGAGCGCCAGTTGAACATGAGATCTGCGGTGATCTGATTACCATATGGAAGGTAAAAGCGAGCGCTTTCCTTAGCTCGCTTTCGACTCATGCCACCTTCGACAAGACGCTCGAGTGTCTCATGATAACGCATGAGAGCGTCCTCCATGAAAGCGATGTATCTCGCCTGCTCCTCAAGCGGCCAATCCTTTGGGAGATAGTACTTGTCATCCTTGAGTTCCTTGTAACGTGCCGACTCTGCGTTGATCGAGACACCAATCCGATGCTTGAGAAGCTGGATGTGAGTCGCGATGTCTGTAGTGACAAGGAAGCTCAGAGAGCTCTTCTCGAAGGGGGTCTCATGTCCATTCTCGGCCAGCATTCTCAGGAGCGAGGGGACTCGTGTCTGCTTCTCTGCCGTGAGTTCCCGACTCGTGCTTGTCCATGCCGAGAGCGCGTGGCTCTCGTCGCCACCGTACCAACCGACCAATTCTACCTTGTTGTCCTGAAAGGGCATGTCTTAATTTACTCCTGATATGCTTATCCCAGATGATCTCGAAACCCCACTGCAGGAGGGTCAGAGTGGAGCCCGTTAGGAACACGATTCCAGCTGACTCTCCTGCGTTGTTTGTGAACATGTAGGCGATCGAGAAGCCATAACACATGGAGAAGAATCTCCATGTGATGACCTTTGTTAAGAGCTCGATCTTCGCAGTTTTCAATTTAGTCCAGGGTGTAGTTGAGTTCGATCTTACAGGTGAGAGTCGGGACCCTAAGCTCATTGGCGATGTTATGCAACTTCGCCTCTTGGCTGTCGAGGTACCAGTCTGCGTGACCCTTCTCATGGACGAGCTTCAGGAAGTAGTCCGAAGGCTTCCCACAATTGCGAGCCATCATCTCGTAGACTTTCTTGTTGAGGCGCTCGACCTCCTTCGCGTTTGTCTTGATCTCCTCGACCTTACCGAAGGATCCAGAGGAGACATCATGAATCATGAGAGTAGCATCCGGATCCATGAATCTCATGCCCTCGGCTCCGAAACTGAAGAGAAGTGCGCCACAGCTCATCGCCTTGCCCTCGACGATGGTCGCCACAGGAACTCGAGAAGCCTTGATCGCAGAGATCATGGCCATGAGAGAGTACACTTGACCGCCATAGGAATCAATGACGACAGGAATCACCGACTGACCCGTATTCTGCGCTCGGCTCATGAGATCCACGAATTCCTTCGCGGATTCCTCATCGAACTCGTTGACCCTGATAATGATTGGATCAACCTTGAGTTCAACTGCCTTGATGTGATGAGAAACGTCTGCGATAAAGTTCATTGCGTATCCTGTCTGTGTTAGGTTAATGATTTTTTCTACTGTTCGTTCTTCACTTGCACTTCGAATAGCCGCACGACTTACAGGAAAGGCAGCCTTCCTGATAGACGAGCTCGGAATTGCCACACTCTGGGCACCCCTTTTCGCTTGACTTAGTACCATCCTTGATGTATCCCTTGAATACCCGGGCGATCACCCGAGCATATGAAAACATATCGCTATTCTTATCCTTTTGCAACTGCTCGACAACATAATGAAGCGGAACCTCATGCCGAAGAGCGAGGGAGATGGTTCTCGTGAATGCTCCTTGTGTCGGATTGTCGAAAAGGTTCACGATGTCCTTGAAGATGAGGTTATCATCCTCTGCAACTGGAACGAGAAGGTTATAGGTCGCAATTCCATCACGTTTTCCATTCTTAACGAGCGTTCCCGACTTGTACTTCTTGGGAATCTCGATGTTCTCGGGAATTCCGCAGAAAACCTCGTATGGCTTCCCGTCGTTCAGACCGATGAGCACGAGCCAAGATTCTGGAACATCGCCATTTCTGATGTTGACCCTGTGAATATCACAAGGAAGCGATTTCGGACGCTTCGGAACCAGACGCCCATCGTCAGCCCTCTTGCTCTCCTTCTTGGGTTCGTCGGTAGCGACAAGAACACCTGCTCGACAGCCATCACGGTAAACTGTGAATCCCTTGCAACCCGTCTTCCAAGCTTTCATGTAGACGTCATTGACCGTTTCTCGGGTCGCCGAGTTAGGAAGGTTGCAAGTCTTAGAGATCGAGTGATCGATCCACTTCTGGGCTGCTGCCTGAATCTCAACGCTCTTGCTCCAGTCGATGTCGTTCGCTGTTCCGCCCCAGTAAGGGCTCTCCTGCGGATCAGACTTGCCCGTCACGTCCATCCACTTCTTGAACCAGTGGTGGTAAACCGTGTACTCTTGCCACTTATCGCCCAACGGGTCCACGTAATCCACCCTGGAGGTAAGATCGCCCTGCGTGATCTTACGCCGGCGCTTGTAAGAGAGCATGAACGCTGGCTCGATTCCCGACGTCGTGCGCGTGAGGCACGAGACGGAGCCGACTGGTGCGGTGGTGGTGAGCGCAATGTTGCGTCGACCAGTCTTCTTCCACATATCGATCGCATCGGGATGGAGCGAGTTCGTAGCCTCCATGACGCCCTTCAAATACTTGTGATCCTTCTCCTTCTCATAATCCCAGACTGGGAACGCGCCACGTTCCTGAGCCATCACGAGAGAAGAATAATGAGCGTACTTCGCGAGCCAGCTGTAGATCACCTCGGTCATGTGAATCGAATTATCAGATCCGTACTTGAGACCGAGAGCTGCGAGAGCGTCTCCAAGACCTGTGATTCCGAGACCGGTCCTGCGACCGTTGAGACCGGCAGCTCGGATCTTGTTCCAAAGATCGCGTTCGATCCTCTTCACGTGATCAGGCTGCGGATCCTTCTCAATTTTAGCTAGAATACGATCGACACATTCAACCTCAAGGTCGACGAGATCGTCCATGAGACGTTGCGCTGCGTAAACCGTCTTGCCGAATTCAATGAAATCAAACTCAGCCCGGTCGGTGAAAGGATCTTTCACGAAAGACGTTAGATTAACGACCATGAGACGACACGAGTCATACGGGCTGAGTGGGATCTCGCCGCATGGATTGGTCGAGATCGTCTTGTACCCGACGTCACGATAGCAATCGACCACTCCATTATCAACCACAGTATCCCAGAAGAGAGCACCCGGCTCAGCGGAGGCCCAAGCAGCGTCGATGAACTTATCCCAGATTTGCTTCGCGTTGACGGTCTTCGTGATCTCAGCATCAGCAGGATCATTTTCGACAGGCCAACGCAGCGTGAAATCACTGTTTGTTTCAACTGCGCGCATGAACTCGTCTGTGAACCGGATCGAGATATTGGCACCCGTCACCTTCTTCAGATCACGCTTGATGTCGATGAAGGTCTCAATCTCGGGATGACGACAGTCGATGGTGAGCATGAGCGCACCGCGGCGACCGCCCTGAGCAACCTCACGGCAGGAGTTTGAGAAGCGCTCCATGAAGACGCCGATGCCATCAGTTGTTCGCGCAGCGTTCGAAGTCGGTTGTCCCTTCGGACGAATGGTGGAGATGTCGAATCCGACCCCACCGCGCCTCTTCATGATCTGAACCTGCTCCTGGTCCGAGAAAAGAATACCACCGTATGAGTCGTTCGGCTGCTCGATGACGAAACAGTTCGATAACGACTGGAGCTGGTACGGGTTTCCGATTCCGGACATCGGAGATCCCTGCGGAACGACGTACTTGAAGTCACGCAGCAGATTGTAAATGCTCTCCTCGCCCATCGGATTCGGATACTTTCTCTCGATCCTAGCAAATTCACGAGCAAGACGACGGTGCATCATGTCAGGATCCGCCTCGAGCAGGTTATCGTCAGCGTCACGAAGCGCGTACTTCATGAAAACGTCTGGTGCGAGCTCATCATTCTCAAAGTAAGCGTTGGTACGCTCGCGAACTTCATTCTTGGTGTAAGACATCATTTCTCCCTATTTGCTGCCCGTCACTTCTTGCCACTTCTTACGCAAAAGCTTTTTTGCGTCATTTCCGTCTTGAGTCATAGATTCCTGCAAAGTCAAGCTATTCTCATCAAGAATCTTAATCCTAGATTGCGAAGTATCGATGTGAATAGGAAAAAGAATACCGTCTCGACCAGCTCGATTTTTCGCCACGAAAAGCCGACCTGAACCGTCAGCTTTTTCGCTGGGCTTTCTCGATATAGACATAACGACATCTGCGACCATTGCCTTTCCGTAAGCCTCACTCATATTCTCGAGACCGACGACCTCAGCACCCGACGCTTCACGATTCGCCTGCGAAGCGGTCCAGATTGGAATGTTGAGCTCCATAGCTAGATTTCTGAGCTCCTCGTACACAAGCTTCAGCTCATGTCTGAGAGAATCGAAAGTCCTGGAAGATCTCATGATGTCAGCGTAGTCGATGATGATCAAGCTCGGTACAAAACCTTTCAGGTTTAACTTTTCGATATGATTTCTGAGCATCTGGACCGTTGCTGTGCCGGTTGGGTATTCCTTGATGATCAGACGACCAAGATCCATCGTCTCGTAATTCTTTAGAATCTCTTCCTTCATATCGGGAACGTCATTCGACGGAACACCGCAGAGGTTCGAATCGTAGCGAAGGCCGACAGCCGTTTCCGTAAGCTCGAATGTGTAGTGCACAACATTCTTACCCATCTTGAGAGCATGTGCCCCCATCGCCGTGAGCCAGTGACTCTTTCCAACGCCAGTCGGAGCTACAACGACGCCGAGCTCTCCCCTACCGAGACCACCACGAAGGATGTCCTTACCATCGAGAACGTCCAGCCCAGTGGGACATGGATTGCGATTGATCTTGACAAAACGTGCCTCGGCATCCTCGAAAAAATCGTGACCCGTCGTATTTGCCATACCGACCGAGACGGCTTTCTTCATGAGGTCGACGACGGACTCGAACTTGTCGGTTGCCACCATCTCGACTGCCTTCTCGAGCGCCTCACGGAAAGCCTGCCTCTTGCAGAAATCCAGCGACTTTTCCTTCACGTAACCAAGATCGCCCGGATCTGGGTTAGCGCGCATGCGATGCAAGAAATCGATGATCTGATCCTTGAGAATCGCGTCGGGGCCCTGCTGCAGATCCTCCTTGATGATCGACACCAATAGCTGCATCGTCGGGAAGCATTTGAACTTTTCGAAATGCTTGAAGTAACGATCAGTCAGAAACGCTAGGTACTTCAAATCGAAGTAGTCTGGTCTCATGACCTCAACCATCTGAGCTGCCCAGATGTGATCCGTTAGCAGACTCTGGAAGATTTTTTCTTGAAACGACTTGCCGTACTGACGAAACAGAGCTTCGCCTGCGTTGATTTCGTTCTGAGTCATAGGCTCTCTTAAGTATGAAGAAGGTGACTTGTCAGTTGGAAGAAAGCTCGCTCTCGATCGAAATTATTGATTCCGGACTTGACGAGCAACCTGAGATACTCCATCTTATTAGCCTCTGGCCTAAATGATTCGAGTCCGGATTCAATTTTTCCAACCTGATTTCCCGAGAGTGAGGAGACGTCGAGGTTCATAAGTTGCCAATTGAGACGCGCCTCGTCGGCTCCCTCCACTATGCTTCGGAACAACTGCGGACCCTTCGGGGTGGCCCGCGCAACCGCCATGTTGACAATGTCATCCGGGCCCAGCAAAGCCTCCCCCGCGACCTCTGGAAAGCGTTTAGCCATAGTCTTCCAGCCGGCTCCCTCAATGCCCGGGATTCCGTCTGCACCGTCGCCGACAAAGCATCGAGTGGCGACAAAATTTCTGGCTGTGCACCCAAATCGAGTCAAGACGTCGACCTCGTTAACGAAAGATTTCGACGTAGGACTCCAGATCCTGACGCGATCATCGAGAAGCTGGTAGTAATCCTTATCGGATGACATAATGACACACGGATCGTCTTTTAACCTGTATCGAGCCACGTAAGCGATCACATCGTCAGCCTCGCAGTCGGTCACATAGCTCTGCTGTACTGGGAGAAGCTTTAGAATCTGCACGAGGGTGGCAACCTGCCAATTTCGATTACCGACGGTGTCTGGGATATCACCCTCGTAGTAGCGATTTAACTTCTGCGGCTTTCGTTTCGTCTTGTACTCAGCAAAGAGAGCACGTCGTCTGGGAGAGCCGCCTCCTTCCCAGACGACGATGACCCGTCGTGGGCTCAGAAACTCGCATTTCTGCCCCAGCTCGTTCAGAAAACCCACGATCCCACCGATAGCCTGCCCGTTGGCTCCGAGCGTCGGGTTCGCGCAGAAATGTCGTGTGAAGCAGTTAAGTCCGTCCACCAGTAGAGTGGGTCTTCCGCCGAGCATTTACGCCTCCGGATCGATGTCAGCGCCGACCATCTGATCCTTGAGAGCTCGCATCTCCTCGTAGGACTCAGGATCAATGTCAAGATCGCTCACATTCACCGAAGTCCTGATTAGCGCTTTCTCCAGAAGCCCGTCAATCCATGGCTTATACTGGGGATCTTTCCACAGGTCTCCAAAATCAGCCTTGTAGAACTTCTTCTCAAGGATGTTCTCGTTCTTCTCGTTGGTGACCTTAATCGTCTTCCACGCGCTGGTGCCCTCGACCGAGACTTGATGATCGTTAATCATATCAGGTCCATGCTCACGAAGCACGTCGAATACCTCCTCATGCTCTTCGATGCCCTTACCGAAGATGATCCTGAATTCAACCTTTCGGAATGGAGGCGCAACCTTGTTCTTGATGGTCTTCGCCCAGACGTTGATGCCGATCGCTTCACCTTGCTTGTTCTCAATATGAGAACCAGCTCCGAGCTTGAGACGGACCGAGGCATGGAACGGGATCGCCATACCACCGGGAGTGGTTGTCGGGTCACCGTGCATTACACCGATCTTCGTGCGGATCTGGTTGAGGATGACGAAGAGCACGTTCTGGTCGCCGATGACGCCTGTGATCTTTCGCATGCCCTTGGAGATCGCGCGAGCCTGGAGACCGATTGTGTCCTTGTCGTATGCTCCTTCAAGCTCTGCCTTGGGGGAGCTAGCAGCCACCGAGTCCCAGATGATCGTGATCGGGACATCCTTCTGCATCGCTTTCGCCTTCAGGATCGTCTTCTCGGCGATATCGAGCACCTCTTCAGTGCAGTGAGTGTCGACGTAGACGAACCGCTTCGAGACGTCGACGCCGAGCGCCGCAAGGTTCTCGACCGAGGTGCCGTTCTCAGTGTCAATATAGACCACGATGCCGCCCATCGACTGGGTAGAGCGTGCGATCTGCGTTGCGATATGGCTCTTACCAATGGATGGTGGACCGAAGATCTCTACGATTCGACCCTCGGGTAGTCCACCCTTCGCTCGATTCGATACAATGAGATCGAGCTGCTTCGAGCCGCTGGAGATCCAGCGCTTCACGTGGGTCGGAGATGTATCGACCGCAAGATTGTACGCGATTCGAGAGCCGTGGTCCTTATTGAGTGATGAGATGAGATCACTGGTAAAATCATCAGCAGCAGTCTTCACTGCTGCAGTATCCTTCTTTGCCATTTCTACTCCTTCAATATTCTAATTTCACGCTGCAGAATGTGCAAAGGGCGGGGAAGCTTATTCAACTTCCCCGCCCTTATCTTCAGATCGTCAGATCAGAATCCGCTGTCCTCAAGATCAGCGAAAGCGTCATCAAGATCACGAGCAGCAGCCTTCGGACCGGAGCTAGTCTTCTTCGCGGGCTTGAGATCATCATCATCATCGAATGCAGCGAGCTTGTTATCCGTCTCGGTGCGAGGAGCCGGACCGCCGCGAGTGGTGCCAGTATCGCTCGAGCCACCACCGTTGATCCAATCGTTGACGATCTTCTCGATCTCGTCGTAGGACTTGAGATTCGCGGCCTCATCTACCTCTGGAATCGACTCGAGCCACTTCTTGGCCTGAGCAGAATCACGACTGAGGGGCTCAACTTTCGCGCGGGGAGAGATCTTCGTGTCGGCAAACTGCTTACCAGGAAGCTTCGAGACTGTGACACGGATATCACGACCCTCGAGCGGATCCGTGATGTCGCCATAGTCCTCATCGAGCATGAGATTCAGGATATCCTGATAGACCATCTTTCCAAACGACCAGATGCGGACGCCCTTGTCCTCCTCACCACGAACGATGACGGGAGCGAAGGTACGCATCTTCGGAGCGACCTTCTTCGCAAGCTCGCGGCTCGTGTCGCTGCCCTCGTCGTAGAGCTTGCTGCGAAGCTCCTTGATGGGATCGGGCTTGCCGAACTGGAAGGGAGCAAGGATACCCGGGCTGTTGCCAACACCGTAGTAGTACCAGCGATCCTTGAAGGGCTGACCGTCGTTATTCTGGAATGCCAGGAGTCGAACCGTGTACTCCTTGCCCTCCTCGGGCTTCCACTGCTGGTCACGCTTATTGTTCTTGCCGGAGAGTTCACCGAGCTTGCGGCGGATTGCGTCGAGATCGATTGCCATGATAGTTTGTATGTCCTTGAATGATTGATTGTTGTTGATAGACGGAGAGTTTCTGCTTGCGCTTCCCCTCTCCGGAGTTACCCGATGTCCCGCCTTTCGAGCCAGAACATAGGGAGATTGTATGATGTGGGTTGATTTTTTTCAGCGCTTCTTGTGTTTTTTCGGTAATCCACCGAATGAGCGACGAGCGACTTTGGTAACATCGCGACGTGGACCTGGGGGTCTCATCCCGAGCGGCAAAGTATAGCCCGCCACCGCACCAGCTCCTGAGAATTCATCGAGCTCTTCCTCACTCATGCACGCATCGCCCTCATCCATCCCACATGAGATCTCATCGAGAGCTTCGATAATCATGAGTCGAAGAGATTTTCTGTCCAATGTTTCCATGATCTTAATTATTCGCTTCCAACCTTTCTGACCAGGATATCACGTGCCGATCGTAGAAGAATGGTGAGAGTCGGCTCAGCTGTCGGAGCAAGACGGCTCTCGACCCAATCGGGTGGGCGGCTCGGGCCACGGATCGCCATGAACTCCTCCTCGCTGAGCTTTACACCGTAGTGATTTAGAAGGAAGAGCGAACGCTCTGGGATCGTCATGCGATTGAGACGCTCGTTGGGCTTATAGAAAGCCCCAAGCTTTTCTCGTCGCCAACTCTCTTCCTCTGGAACAAAATAAGGCTCCTCGAGACTTCCAACTTTCCCGATCTCATGTAGGAGACCAACTACAAGGATGGACTCCGTTGAAGCTCCCAGCTCGAAAGCGTCATTGATGCGCTTCATGCCCTTCGCTACCGTGATCGCTTGTTGAACGAGCCCACCCGGCTCGCAACCAGGACTGTCATTTCGAGGTTCAGCTGGACACATCAGAAGTCGCTCGCCAAGGTCGTCCAGCAACTGCTGGAGTCCGGATCCACGATTGATCTTATCAGCAAGCTTGGCGTAACTTGTCCAGAGGTCAGTAAGCTCTCGTTCGTTCATCATGATTAGAATCTAAACGAGAGCACCAATATTTTCAGCTGACGATCATCTTTACGATAACTTTGTTTCCCGAGCGCTCAACAAATGTCCGCTGGGGAAGAGCGATCCGATTCATGAGCTCAGCGACAGCGAGAGTGTCACGGATGAAATATTCTCCCATCAGACCTTGTCGAAAATTTGAAAGGTCACGTGACATTGGAAGAACGATGTAGTACTCCCCGCCAGATGTCTTCATGTTAATGTCTTCGAAAAGTCCGTCAAGGGGCTTCGATTGAATCGCTCGCTCCAGAACTTCATAAGCTTCTTTATGAAAATCCTCTCCCTTTCCATAGTAAGATCCCAAATTTAAGCCGCCGATCATCGATGCTGGATCTGACTTAACTTTACCCGATGCGCGACTTGAGAGTTTCGCTTCGCCGAAACGCGGATATTTAGATTTGAATTTGTTCCTGAGCGCGCTCACTCATCCCTCCTCATCTACATAGGCCGGTTCGAAGGAAAGGTAAAAATGTCCAAGCCGATCTATATCCACTCCTTCGCTAACGATCTCTCTCATGCGATCGATCGAGTCCGGATGGCAATCGATGAGCAGAGCATCGTGTAATACAAACACGGGCTGCACCAGAAGATCCTCAGATTCGATCCTGTCCATGATGATGCTGAATCCCATGAGCGAGACATCGACTGCCGTTGACTGCGTGTAGTGAGATACAGCGAGGTGAGGATCACGAGCCTCAGATATCGGTCTCCCCCAAAAATTCTTGGGTTCGTCAGATTCTACGATTCTGCGACGAAGTGACTCTAAACCGAAGTAATCGTTGATCTCCTTCATCAATCTAGAGGCATCAGCTCCCACTTCCTCTCGAACAGATTGGCCTGACGCGCCGTAGAGGGACTTCAGCGTCGCAAGCTTCGCGTGACGTCTGTCGACGCCCTTCAGACGCTCGGCGATGGCTCCGTAGATGTCAGCTGGCGCCTCGCCGCTTCTGAGGAGTCTGAGAACTCTGGGCTCAAGCGAGACGAAATCGATCTGGTAGACTCTCCCACCGTCATATCGACTCGACAGGATCTTCCTGTGAGCTTTCTGAAGCGTAAGGATTCTGGGACCCTCCGCGACGGTTAAGCGTCCCGTCGCAGTCCTGTGAGAGTAAACCACAGGTTCGGCCATGCTGTCGGGTCCTGGTTCGAAAGTCTCCAGCACGTTGAACTGCTGCGATTCAGACTGAGCGACGCGAAGCGCAGCAAGGTCGATCCGACACGGAACCAAGCGCTCGAGAACGGAACGACCTGCGACCAATGTCTCAGAATAATCACCGACAACCGCCAGAAGCTCGTCGAGCTCATCCGAGATCGTAGACAGATTCTCATATAGGACCCGTTGCGGGATGACCAGAGGCCACGGCACGGCCCCTCTTGACAACCCATCCATCGAACTGACAAACTCAGGGGGTATGAGACTCGGAAGATCCCTATCACACGATTCGTAGATTGACTCGATCGAACGAGACGTTGAACGATCACCGATACACCACGCGTCAGATGATACGCTTTCGGACCAGATGATCTTGTTGTCTCTCAGGATGGCATGCTTCGGTGAATTTAAAGCCAGTCTCGATGCGTATATCATACGAAATGATAATATGTCGAGAGGTTATTTTCAGATCGATCCAATCACCGGAATGACTTCATCATTGAAAATAAGCTCAGCGAGTGTTGGGTCATTGCTTCGAAGGGCTAAGAGAGCATCGTTCAACGAATTAACAGCGTCTATATTAGACTGCGCGTCACGAGCAAATCTTTCAGCCTCCTCTTGCGCGCGTAGAAGCTCAATTTTCGCAGTTTCAGCAGCTTGGATCGCAGAAGATCCAACTGCCGCGCGCGCGGCGTCTTGGACTGCTCTTTCAGCCGCAGCTTTAGCAGAGTTAAGTTTCCATTGAGCTGTAATTTGAGCTTGAGCGACCTTCTCATCAATTGCGCTCTTGACTTCCTTGAGATTTTCAATCGCCTTTCTAACGTTTAACACCCCGTCTTGCAAGTCGAACTTTTCTTTATCGGAGGCGTTATTGGTCGCTGTAACTTGATCTATTTCGTTAAAGGGCGCGTTGTATTGGACTTTCTGGGTTTCTAGAGTGTTTCCACGTACCACCGACAGCGCTGCAGCTAGATTCTGAGCGAGGCTAGTGTAGGTGGCGAAGCCTTGTCCATAACTCATCTTGACCTCAGACTTAAAGCCGTCGCTTCCTATCGTGTGATCGATCTGAGTCACGAAATAGACGTTATCCGCCGTCGTGCCCGTTCCAAAATCAACAAAGAGACGCTGCATCGGGAAAAAGAGTGGGCAGCCGACGGTGCTGAGGCTCAGTTGTGACGGTACGATCTGCATCGGAACTCCAGCATCTACAGCAGCAGGATCGTAATCACCTGCAGCGTTGAAGGCGCGTTGGAGCATCACGTTTCCGAGACCCGCGTTGTTGTTCGATTGCAGGTTCGCTGTCGTAATCGCCGAATTCTGACTACCGTATACTATGTACGGCATGCCAGCAGACACACGTGATTTAATCTCTTCATAAGTCCCGTTGACTTTGAAACAGTTGTCAGGAATCCCTTCTGCATTAACTTTTTGAAGTATTGGATTGAGACCTTCTGAAAGCTGAGTAATGATGGCTAACGTTTCGTCTTTCTGTTTTTCAGAAACGCCGCCCGGAGCGGAAGCCTGTTGATTGAACTCCGAAGTAGGAATTCGAACGACATTGAGCTGGTCGTCACGAGTCGCCGCAAGTATCTCGCCAAGTGTGGAGAATGGATCCTGAGCTGCATCGTAGATATGCAGCTTTATCATCGTTTTCTCAGCAATTTCGTTGTTATTGGCGTCCAGAAGCGGGCATGCCTCAACCTCTATCTGTATGTTGGGCTGAACGAATTTTCCGGTAGTAATACCAACGCTCTTCAGACGATTCTCACGTGTCGTTTCGTAGTTTGGCTCTATTTTGTAGCCGTTGCTCTTGACGGCGACCAGGTTGGATTTCACTCCCTTTAGTTCATTTATCTGCGTTTCGATCGGTGAGGCCTTACCGGGATCTGTTACTGTTTTAAGGCTTTCACGTAGTTCATTTATTCTCTTATCAATTTTTGTGATATTCTCGTCAACGGCTGCTTTGTTTAGGGAGACTGAGAGCTTTTCGAGCTCTGCTTCACCTTTCTGGGCCTTCGCAGAGTTGTAGAAATTCGACATCAGATACGCACGGTCAGCGGGAAAGCTCACGAATCTATCGTTGATTATCGAGATCACGTCTCTTAGGGAAAGATCTTGGACTTTACCCGCCGATGTTGCGATAGCGGTGTTAAAAAGATTCGACTCAATCGGAAAGCAGCTCACGGGTAGTGAATTGACAGCACCGGCGTATCTGTTGAAAGGATAGAATATCAGCTGAATCTCATCATAGAGCTGAGATTTTGCCAGCTGAGCGCCCACGATATTGCTGAATATTGCCCCAAGTGAAATGAAGTCGGAGGGATTCTTAGTATCTGTTATAACCTTGGTGTAATCATCGACCGTGAGTGGGTTGTTCATATCGCTGAGGCCACCGCCCAGCGTAGATTGAGATTCTGTGAAGAGAGATCCCGGATAGTAATTGCTGCTTCCCAAAGCGGCGTTCATATTAGCGAAGCGACCCTGAGACTTCATGTCGGAGGCGAAAGGATCAACGTCCATCTTGGGAATGTCAGATACGATCTTGGAATAATCCTGTTTCATTGAAGTTTTATACTTCGCTACGAGGCTTTCATGATCGATTTCATATAAATTGCTCTCACCCTTACGCTCAACTTTCCCGTAGGCGGATGCAAGAAGAGCGCGCGCGGATGCTGGAACTGCGTTTGACGTCAACGCTTCGGAAATCTGTTTTAGGACGCCCTGATCATCTGCGGCCGATAGGATCGAGTTCGGGTCAGTGAATTGAGTGATAGTATCGATCTTTGAAAGTGATGGAGTTTTTGGAAGTCTTTGGTATTCCTGCAGAATATCAGAGAGTTGACGCGCCAGTCTCTCCAGCTGATTGTAGATCGAAACGTTTCCTCGCATACGAAGAAATAGAAGATCCGTGCTTCCCACGGTAGCCAAGCTCAGACTCACCTTAACCTGACCGACATCGTCGAACGTGTAAGACGAGTTGATGATCCTATAGCGCTGCTTCACCTTGAGAGCATCTAGGAGAGTCCCGTAAGCGTTGCTCGATGCTATTCCTCCATCGATGTGTGACCATCCATATGTGATATCCATGAACGTCAAGCCGTACAGGTCGGGTCGCACGAAATCAACGAAATCACGAAGCCGAGAGCGATCATGTATCACGATCTCGAGGCGCGCCGTGGCGAAAGAAAGACCACCACCGGCAGTACGAAGCTTGTTGGAAACCTGAAGCTGTCCCAAGCTCATCGGAGGCCTGAAGCGATCAATCACAGGGACGTCCTCCTTGCCCCTTGCAGCAGCGTCCATATTGGTGAGGGTCGCCGGAGACGTGAACATTTCCATGCTGGACTTCGCGCCAATTAACGGGGTTCCTCCCTGCGTGATTGCACCCGCCTCGGTGACGATCCTAGTGTTTTGAGCTGATAGAATACCTTGATCTACGGCGCTTAGCGATCCCGGATTTAGGAACTTTAGAAGCGTTATTCCCTCGCCCAAGCCCTTCTCATCAGGAGCAAGAGCGCTTCTGGGGGTAATCACATCGATATCGACGTACGGGACGCACTTGCTGAACTCGATATTAGGAATCCCATTCAGAAAAATCTGCAGCGCGCCAACATCACGAGTAGCAGGGCCTAGATAAGGATTCTCGACGTTAATGGCGTAGAGATTTGGTCGCTCCTTTGTCGGTCGCAACATGTAAGTGTTTGGTTGATTCCGCGGTGAAAATATTTTTTTCGGAACTATGGTGCCCGCAACGAAAATGTCTTTCGCTGGATTAAGAATGCTGTCATAAACACCGTAAATTTTCACCTGCTCGAGTCTTCTTCGATCAACGGGAATATTTCCTTCTACTATCAGAGAACTTACCCTCTGATTAAAATAGACGATCCCACGACTTCCGAAGATCAGCTCTGCGAGCTCGTCTTCGAATGAAATTCCAACTGAAACATCAGTGTTTCCTGCGTCTATAACTCTCTGATATCCCGTAACTTTGTCTGATGCGCTCTTATCCGTCAGATCATTTGAGGCCTGCTCGGCTGCGATCAAACGTGACTTAGCGATGTACTCTGACGTTGTCGTAGCGCCAAAATACACCGAAAGCTTTCTAACAGCCTGCGTTATCAGAGGACTACGAGGCATTAAAGCAGCCTCATAACAGCGTTGATATCGATCGGAACTAGGATTCTAGTTCCCGGAGGGGATTGCAACCACCATCCGATTCCGCTGGCAGCAGCAATGACCCACCACATCTTGCCATCGCCGTAGGAATCGAAAGCGATCTGGTCAAGACGTTGACCTTCGACCATCACGAACTCGTTGCAGAGCAGGCTGCCAGCGCTCACTGCTTCTTTTATGCGTCGAGCAGCCGCCGGAGTCGCAAGGCGACGCTGCGTGTCCAATATGGGAGTTCTAGAGTATCTGCTGGTCGACATCAGGTCCTTGTCTTAGGTGCCTTATTGTATTCATTGTAAGCCACTTGATTAGTGCGCGTTCCGCGACCATACGGACTTGTCTCTCCACCTTCAGTAATCTTTGTAATCGTCTCTCCAACTGGGTACAGCGGCGCGCGGTTGAATCCTTCGTGATCGAGACCTGGGGCGATGTCGTGCATGACGTCGAACTGCATGTCGACTGTGCAATAGCGCGGAGCACGATTTCCAGGGCCGTCATCTCCAGCTCCCCACGGAGCGTCCATCCATCCGAATTTTAGTGAGGTGCAGACTGCGGGAAGTCCCTTGCCCATCGTCGACTCGAATGAACGTATGATCGCGTTACCGTCGGGATCGTAAAAGGTCTTTTTGTCCATGGCGGGACCAGATGTGGTTGATCCGCTTGTCACGACGTAGGACTCAGATATCATTTTATCGATCATCCTTGTCTCTGGAGTCTCGACTTTCGTCGATCTCACTGCGCCATTGAATTCTGACGCGAAATGTCGATATTTTTTTCCGCCAACGCTAAACTCGTACACAGACTTGCCGTCTTGCTTTGCGCCGGCGCTTAATTTAGTTCCGGAGGGAATGGTCACGGGTTCCGTCCCGCCGCCAATGATCCGAACATTACTAAATTTTAATTCCGTAGTCGTGACAGTCGGGCCGTCTTTCGAGCTTGTGTAAGACTCTTTTATCTGAACGACGTTCCCGCTAGCGTCACGTTCTGGAACCATTCTCGTCGCTGTCACTTCCTCGTTCACGCTGGTGAATTTCAAATTTGAATTTTCGTTTTGCTTGCTTGATACATCGGGATCAGCGAACCCAAAGAGCCTCTTCAGATTGAAACGCGAGTAATTGGAGCGGATCAGGTCACCGACACGAACCCTGATCACTGGCGTCGCTGTAGGAATTTGGGAAAATGGCTGGATAAACGGGAACTTCACCTGGGTTCCACCTGCGTTGTTGGTACCCTGATTTATGCTAAGTTCCCGACCCTTCGACCATTGCGGGTAGACCATCGTCGTGAGCTTATTGATCTGCCACCACATGTGCTCGAAATCCTGCGGGTTGGCTGCAAACAGGTGGAATTTCACGCTGAGAGATCGTTTCGTCCCCTTGTAGATCTTCGCATCCTCGATGCGACCGTATCCTGATATCGATGAGTACTCCGCTTGAAACCCGTCGCTGACGTCGTCCAAGAAAGCGTTGAATGAGATGATTTCGTTTGTTCTAAGATCTTGGAAGTAGAATGGCATATATTCGGAATCAAGAAGCTGCTCGATCTCACCAACTTGCTCTGGGGTGAAACGATTTTTTCCTTTTGGTGAATCGCCAAAAAACAACTGAGTTTTCAGATTCGAAGTCTCTAAAGCTTCATTAATTTTTATCTTATATTGCGTGGGCAACAATCTCAGAGCGGGTATGTTATACCCGTCGAGTGATGTTATTTTTGAGCCCGCGGAAGCTTTGGGTGATCTTATTCTGCTCGAGGCAAAGGAGACGTTGGATTTATGATCTGCGGTCTCATTAATGCTATACTCTCTCGATGCATCATATCGAAGGTAGATCATATCGCCTGATTTAGCAAAAACTTCAACAATGTCCACTATTCCAGCAGAGAATATCGATTCTACGACGCCGGAAGTTGCGAAACTGATCACGTCCGGTGTCGACCTGACCTCAGCTGCTATCGAGTTGATATTCTTTGATATGTTTCTAAAAATCGTCTCGTAATAACCTCGCTCCTGCTTTAGGGCGGCGAGCTCTAGCGTTCTTGCTGCTAGACCCAGGGAAATCTCAAGAAAAGAGAAAGCTTTATTTTGATCGGGTGAAGAGTCAGGATTGACGCCCATGAAAGCTGAAAAGCCGAGCATCGCGCATTCAAAGTACCCACGCCTAGACACCGGCCTGTAGAACTCTGGCGCGCCGGCGCTTTTAATCAAGTTCGAAGCGAAAGACATCAGACGATCAAACGTGCCATCATCTACCGCCGGTTTAACACCGTACTTCCCCAGGACGAGAGAATCATTTTCGGATCCTAACGTGCTATCGTGAGCTCCTATGACAGATGGTGGCGCGCCGTCCGTTCCAAAAAGATTCTGAGCTCCAACGATCACCGCAGCTACAGCGGTGATGGAAGCATAGATCGCGATTGAAGTGATCGCAAATGTCGAGATGTTCGATTGTGGAGCTGTGAAGGGCTCAAGTGGGCTGTACGCCACACCGGATGACTTACGGGCGTACCTATCTTCTCCGATTCCGTCCGTGGTGATCACGGCGTCAGTTGAGCCCGTATCACCTGACATACGACGCGTCGTTGAATTCATACCCTGCAAAGGAACATATTTCGCGGGGCGCAGATCATCAACATCGACTCGTGATATTCCAGACTGAACGGTAGAAGGTTCAATGCCCGCCTTGAGCGGGTTGTTCTCGTATTCCGCTGGATCGCCGTGACCTTTATTCTTTCCGGTCGCTGCGAGAAGCATATCGAGAGTCGAGTTTCTGATATCATCGATCGATATTCTCGCAGCTCTAGGGTCGTAAGAGCTGCTGAGACCCTCCTCACTCAAAGTGTCCGAAACGGTCGCTCTCGATGATGCTGTTGTCGTGTCCTGATCCGGAAAATTCGGACGAGCCGGTGACGCAGCGTTGCTGCTGTCCACCACTTCAGCACCCGCCCGGGCCGTTGCGGGTCGATTAAGCATATAGTGACCGAGAGTGCTCGGTCTCGTGGTCGGATTGTTGCCCTCCCCGAGTGTTCCCTTATCAACAAGATCGTTGAGATCGCCACCGGGACGACCGTCGAACTTACCCGAGTTCGAATACTCGAAAGTATCGGCGATACGATCACCGATCATGTCGGTGAAGCCCTTGGTCCTGATCTCATCCTCAGCGATCGGAAACGTGTTTGATCGTTCCGGGATCGAACCGGCGAACTCGATCACCTCATCTCTCGGAACACGACCACGAGTGATCGAAGCGAGGTAGGAACCTAACGTTCTCTTCTGGTCACGGGAGACATCATTCTCACCAGGAACGACGTACCCATCGCCATCGGGATCCTCGAGCTTTGGATAGGGCGGATCAAAACGTGTTGTCGACATCAGAATCTCCTAGGAGCTCGCTTTGTGGGTGTAGAACCGTCGCCGTCTATTGATTTCACCGGCTCTTCGCTTGACATTGCTCTCGACATCTCTGTCAAAGTCCCACCAGGGAGTGCGGAGGTAACAGCGTTGTAGTGTTGCAGGATTGAGGCGAGCTGCTCCTCCACGAGATTTCTCTCGTTCTCAGGTACCTGTTCCATCATTGACCTGTAGAACGGGCTTGACTTTATCATGTCGCTGAAGTTTGTCATCTATTATTTCCTAAACTCGCCTGTTTCTGCGCTTCTGCTGGATCGAACCAAGCTCTTGTTAGATTCGATGAATTTCTCCGTGCTGAAGAAGTCGTCAACGCCGTCGGTTGTCGTGAGGAACTTCTTGAATTGATCCGTCGGATTCACGTAACCGCTCATGACAAGCTCTTCACTCATCTTCTGAGCGTTCATGTTGACCGTCATCGCAACCTTAACGACCACTGCACCACCGTTAACGCTCATCGTTGTCTTTGCGACATTCATGTTCTCCGACATAGCGTCAAGGGTCGCGTCGAGCGGGATGGTGTCAAGGTTCTCCATGATCTCACGGATGGACGTGATGTGACCGGTGACGGCCTTGAGTCGATCCGTGAACTGATCGAGCTTGTAGCCCGCGAGTCTCTCGCTGACACTCTCAGCGCGATCAAGGTAAGAATCCAAAGGATCAAAGACACCATCGAAGCTGAGATTTGAGCCTACGTTCTCATAAGCCAGTAGAGATAGAGCGCCCATTCCGTTGGGATTTATCGCAGCGTCCTGGAAGAGCCACGACAGTTCTGAAATGGGCCCGCCCTCTTCGCCTAGAGCTTTCATCGATCTTGCAGCGCGTCTCTGATCACCGACCGTTATCCCTGATAGCTTTTGGACCAGCTCGGAAACTTTCTCTATCACGCTGGTCATGCTCAGCATCGAATCAACTTTCTGCTGCATCGAAGCCGTGTCCACGTTCGGGATGCCGCGTAGTATATCCTGAATTGATTTTTGTGTCCCGTCCTTCGTCCCAACACTAGCGAATAGCTGCATCGCTCTCGACATCGAAGACTTCATCTTCGTGATGCTTTCGCTTGTTATGTTGGTGCTACCAACGTTCTTAGCGATATCAGCGATTGCAGAAATTACTTTCGATATCGAGCCCAAAGCATTCGCTTTCGCTTCGAGACGGGCGGCGTTGAAATCTGGTATAATCTCCAAGTACGACTGTATACCGACGTGTTGACCGTTTGAAGAAACTGCGTATCTAAAGAGATCGACGAAATGAGCAACTACTGCTTTGACTCTTCCGATCTTATCTCCCATGGATGTTTTTCCGCCTGCGTCACCGAACGCGTCGAATGATTTCATTGCGTTGCCGATCGACACTACAGCTTTTCCAAGAGATTCAATGACCTGGCTCAACGCTGTGATGCTTCCGATCTTTCCTGCCATCGAAGAACCGACGGAAGCTGCGTTATTAATTGCCATCTTAAAATCGTCGCCGCCCATTATATCAACGATTCCGATGATGAGAGCTCTCATAGATGTCAGCAGCGACTTGATGGTTGACGTTCCTTCCGTCTCGCCCTCTTCCTTCTTGCCACCAGGGAGAAACGACTTTATCGCCGCGAGCGCGCCTGCACCCGCAAGCACCACCCCGACAGCGCTGGCTGGCATCTTGGATATAGCGAATCCGACCGCAGCGATAATTCCACCAACCGCCAACATTATTGAACCGAGAACACCACCCAGAACTAGAAGTCCAGTCACGCTCACGCCGCTTAATTTATTCGCTGCCTGACCGATGTAATCGACAAAGCTCTTACCGTCCTCGCCAGGTTTTATGAATGATTCTATCGCGTCCTTCACGGCAGCCGAGATCGTCTTGATTCCATACGCGATCGCCGTGTATGTCGCGGCAGAGCCCATTGCCTTGACTATCACGGCAAGAGCCTCCATCATGCCGCTGCTTCTCTCAGCCATCGCTGTCGTTGCACCCGCGACTCCCGTTCCCGTGCCTCCGCCAGTGCCCGGTGAACCGATTGCTTCGGTGGCCGCTCTCATGTCTGAGGCTGTGCTGGAGAGTTCTGTTGGAACGGCAGAACCACCCGTGAATATGTTCTTGATGAACTCGATCAGGTTTCCAGCGAATCCGCTGACCATCGAAAAGATAGGACCGCCTGCGACGAACAGCCCACCCAGTGCCGTCGCGATCGGATACTCTTTGAACATACGGATCAACATGTCCATGAGCGCGTCACCGAATTCAACGATGAGAGGCATCAGCGTCGGCAGTTGATCTATCAGAGTGTTGAAAGCATCGATGATTGCAGTCATGAGCTCGCCGAGGATGCTTCCACTTGTCTTCGGTCCGGGCTGGAATGCGCCCTTCATCGCGTCTATCATCGATTGCAGGCCAGTCTTGATCATGGGTACGAGACTCTTGATGATGGACGGTAGCGCCTTAAAGACTTCGGTGAATATCTTCCCGATAACAGAGAGCATCGTCGAGATTATTCCAGAGAGAGTTGATCCCGAGCCTGACAGCAGGTTCATCAGGCCACCTTTGCCATCCTCGCCCAGTATGAAGTGCTCGATCGCTTGTCCCAGCGTCTTTCCAGCCGTGAGATCGCCCGCAAAGATCTTGGCTAAATTCGAAAACCCCTTTGAAAAGTCGCTGATCAGCTTGATAAAGCCGCTGATTCCATCTCCCATCTCAGAATTCATGAATATCGATCCGATCATTCTGCCGACGTCGACTCCGATGTGGAAAACCTCTCCAAGAGCGATCGCCAGATCAGTGATTATCGGCATGAGCGACGTTCCGAAACCACGCATGAACCCCTTCATGAACGCGTCAATGAAGTTCACGAAGGGCTCCATCCTGACAATGACATTCTCGATGTTATCGGCGAGCTCTGATATGATCTGCTGCTGTGACTTCTGCTGTTTCGCAGCAGCGTCCGCTTTCCCCGAGACCTGGTCATAGCTGAGACCCATTCCTTTCGCGGAGAACGCGAGCATCGCTTGCTGCTCATCGAGCCCTGCAGAGTCAGCGAGAAGCTTTCTTTCAGCCCTGCTCATCGACTCGATGGAACGGCCGGTTGCCGCGAACGCCTTTCTCATCTCATCGAGACGTTTCGCTGGGTCCTGCTCACGCATCATCTTCAGGGGATCGATGACCAGACCGAACCCCTGGGCGAGCTGCGCCGCAGCTTCGGCCCCCTGCTCGAAGTCGTCGAACTTGCCCGCGAGGTTAGCTAGCTCGTTGAGCTCGATGCCGAGCTTACGTGTGAACGCAGCTGATATGATCGTCTGCTTAACATAATCACCCGTCGTCTTGCCAAGCACCTGGAAGTTTGTGATCGCAGCGGCGACGTCCTTACCGAGAAGCTTCGTGGATATCCCAAGTGATCGACCGATCTTGTTAACGTTGTTGAGGATGCCCTGACTGAAGTCTTTCAAGCTCAGGGATGACATTCTCGAGAGAACGCCGACCTTCTTCAGCTGCTCACCGCTGAACCCAAGCGACATGTTAAGCATGTAAGTCTGAGCGGTAGCTTGACTGAAGTCCTCGCCTAGGACGTCAAAGACAGCTCCAAGATCAGAGGCATATTCCTTCATCAGTTCAAGACGCTCTATCGTTCCTTCGATGCCTGGGGCAAATTTGGAACCGAAGTAATAAGCGCCATCGGCCGAAGCTCTCAGCTGACCGTCAAAATCTCCAAGAGCGCGTTTGACTCGTCCTGATGTGTTTTCCGCGAAACTTCCAAACGCTTTTCGAACTTGCTCGAAAGCTTCACGTAGGGCGTACATCGATTCGATCAGCTTGTTAGCCATCTCGAGCGCGCCTTCGTACGCCTGGCCCAGAAACCCTTTAATCGCGTTTATTGGAGTCGTGATCGCTGTGAACAGGGAGCTCACATTCGTCTTAAGAAGCTCCCATGAGTTCGACAGCATGTCGGTGACGCTGAGGCCTTTGGACATCGTGTCGAATGTTCCCGCAGCTGCGGTCGCAGCGGCATCTGCAGCGGCAGCGAAATCATTAGTTGCGTTTCCTGCGTCGCGCATGGAACCAGCAGCGATACCTCCCGCCTCCTTGATCTCGCGGAGTATCTGGAGCTGCTCGCCCATCGCGTTCGTCATATCACGCGTATTGGCAGCGTTCTCAGCGAGAAGACGCCGCATCTGCTCCATAAGCTCTATCTGTGCTGGATCCATCTAGTACAGAACCTAACCTTTCTGAGCTTAACTATGCCCGGAGCAAAAAATCAGAGCTTCCACATGATGCCGGTAGCTTTCCAAAAATCGTCAGCTGCTGCTCTTTTTTCCTCGGCAAGTTCAATCGCCCTGGGAACAGTGGTGCCATCGTTGCTCAGAGCCTCGTACAGGGCTCTTGACGTCTCGATCGCTCTCTTCGCAGCGTCAACCTGCGTCGGATCACCTGAAAGCTTTGGAAACTTTTTATTCTCGCCCAGGATGTACTTGGCCGATTCGATGAAAAGCTCGGCGACAGTGTGGTCGTTGCCCTTTACCTTCTTGCTCATTGAAAACAATCTCCGGGCTTAAATATCACGAGAATCGACGAAGTCGAGCAGGAGTTTCGCCTCTATGCATCCCGAGCATCGCTCGAGTCTGAGCGTCGTTCTGATGGGCAGCTCTTGTCGGATCACCCTTCTCGGAAGCTCTTGTGAGCTCCTTGTTGAGACGGGTGATGAACCACGATCTATACTGCACCGGAATGTTGTAGCATTCCCAGTAGCTGAATCCCATGTAATACATGAGAAGGAACGACTGCTCGAGGTAGTATTCCCTATCGTTCGGCGTCAGGCCAAAAAAAGCTTGCCCCAAGCGGGATTCGCACCTCCGACAGCTCATTGCATGATGGGCAGTCAAGCTCTCCCTTCATGTCGATACCAGGCTCACTGGAATCGATATGACGACGGAGCTCCATGGAGTCGCGGGCTGGCATGTTTCTAATGAAACCGTTGATCGCAGCCCGGTCGGTCTTACCATCGATTGCAACGATGGAGTACTGGAGGCGGGAGGTGACGAGATTGTCGGCCATCGCGCCCTGCTTCTTGGCACGCTCGAGGACCGTGTTGATCTCCTCCTCATCACGACCGGTGAGGAACTTGAAGTGAACGGTCTTCTTCGTGATCGGGAGCTTGAACTCGAAAACGTTCCTGCCGTTCTCGATCGGAGCAGTCTCGAGACGCTTGATAGGAAGGGTCGAAAGATCGAAAGTCTGCTTAGACCTAGCATTACACTTCGGGCACTCGGCCTCGACGTTGTAATCGGAGCCGTACCCTGTGATTCGAAGAGCGACCATGATCGCGTTCCTATCTCCGACAAGCATGTCAGCCACGTTAATACGCTTGTCAGTGAGGCAGCTCTTGATGAGCTCCGTGATAACAGTGCCCTTCTTGATGAGAGCACGGGAAGTGAGGATATCCTCCTCACGAGCTGTCATCGCACGAATGTCAATCGTCTCCTGACCATGAAGAGGAGACTCTGGGGAATACGCGACACCGTTCGATGGAAGTGGAACCGATTCGATCGGTACCTCATAACCGAAATCGTCCTTCATAACGTCGCGGGTCTGAATGCCTGCGGGAACCGCGCCACCGAAGAGAGCGCTACGATCTGTCTCTGCCAACTGAATGCTCCTAAAAGTTGCTAATGCAATTCTTCATCATAGCTGGAACTAGTAAACAAGACGCAGCCCAAAAGAAATCAAGCTCCGGAGATTAACTCTCGGAGCTTGATAACCCTTCAATTCGATAGAAGAATCTATCGAATCCTCACGTCAATACTGAAGCACACAGTTGTCGAAGCGAAGTGTGAGCGAGATTTCCATGGGATCATCACCGTCGTAGGCGAGATCACCGAAACCAGCCGACGTGATGAACGCTCCCTTGATGTCCCAGAGCTCGACGACGGTGCCGACAGGATCGAGCATCTTGAGCTGGCAGTCACGCTTGTAGAAGTCAGCGTAGCCCGCGCGACCGGATACAGACTCGAAGTGGGTGCGGACCCATTCCATGACCTGCTGAGCTCCGGACGGTGCGATAGCATCGTAGAGGACCACGTCGAGAGTGTCGAATGTGGTCTTACCAGCGATGTAGCGGCGGGAGTTGATCCATGGGATCTCCTTCTCCTCAGTCTTCACGCTGGGACGCTTCGTCGACTTGATGAGGTAAGCGTCAATTCCTTCGATCGCGAATACCCATCGGTTCTTCCTCTTCGGTTCGAACTTATTGGGTAACATGTCAGTGACTGAGAGTGTCTCGGCCATTTTATCTCCTGTTCCTTAACTATTGTGTTTATCTTAAAATCTTAGAAACTCGCGGCGTTTCTTGCTTCAAAGTCGATTGAGATGAACTCTGCCGACTTTGTGGGCTGGAGGAAGATCTTTCCGCGGATGGTGTTGTTCTCGATGTCTGCCTGCGTTGTCGTTGTCGTATCGATCTGAACACGATAACGGTCAACACCACGCTGCTCCTGAACCTGCTTCATGATTGGCGAGACTGCTGCATTGAAGCGCGCGATCGTCGCCTCCCTGTTTGGCTCAAAGAGGATCGTGTTGGCAACGGCGCGGACGCGACGACGAACTTCGATCAGGAGACGACGAACGTTGATTCGATCGAGCGAGCTACCCTCGGCGAGGAGAGTGCGCTGACCATTCACGACCGGACCGACGCCTGGCGCAGCAACGAGCGGGTTGATACCAGCGTCATAGACCGTGTCAACGTTCTCGACAAGGAACTTAGTTCCCAGTTCCTCAACGTTGAGAATGGCGCGGTTGTAACCAGCAGGTGCGGTCCACGCGTATCCGAGAGAATCGTTCTGTGCGAAAGCTCCAAGAACTGGAACGGAAGCGGGAACTCGAACACGACGTGTTGGGTCAGCGGGAAGTCCCATGACCGCGTCCGGGAAGTAAGCAGCTCCGAAGGAGTTGTTAAGACCACGATTCGCGAATCGTGTTGTCGTGTAACTGACGTTGACTGCGGGATACGAGCTAGCCCCAAGAGAAGCAGTGACGAAATTATTCTGGCTGTCCTTGTGCTCAACGTCCATGATGTAGAGCGCGTCGAAACGTGTCTGCATCGCAGAGAGAGCGTAATCAGTGACAACAGGATGACGTTGTCCTGGGATCGCGAGAAGGTGAACATCAGCGAACGATTTCTCGCCCATGATGTCGACCGCCTTCCTGTAAGCAGCGACTGTGGGTCCAGAAAGACCACCCTGGTTCGAGTTGTCCATCTCACGACGGACAGCAGCGTCAGTCATGCGGAGCTTATTAGCGTCAAAGATGTTGACACCATCGAATCCACCCTGCATGAATGTTGTGAACTTCAGATAGCTTCTGACAGATGCATTCGAGAAGTCGGTCGGTGTGGTGATGAATCTTCCACCGATAGAACTATCGATGACACCGTCTCGCTGATACACCGCTTCATCCCAACGCGTTCCATCGATCAGACCGTCAGATCCGGTTGGGACCTGAACTCTTTCGAGTGTGAAGCGGTTGTTGTTGAAACGATCTGCATCGAGGATCGAACCGCTGACGTCTGCCGCGCCGGCGTTGTCACCGACCCAAGGGTTCTGGTAGGCAGTGTGGAATCTTGGGAAGTACTTCGTCTGCTGGGCGAGTGAAGCGTCGCGAGTAGCAGCTGTCGTTGTTGACACGCCATCATTGGGACGTGAGGTTGAATTCGCAGTGTCGAACTGGACGCCCCAGTAGTACTTGCTTTCTCCGACAGCCGTCGTTGCACCAGCTGCGCCGCCTACGTTGATAGAGCGACGGAACGGAATCGGAGGCTGACGGGCGTCAGTCACCGGAACGCTGAGATGCGCCGAGCCGTCCAAGCTTCCAGTAGACAGGAAACCCGTTCCGGCTGTGACGAGGTGGTAATGACCGCGGAATCCAACGGGCAGTGAGTTAACTGGCACAAGCTTGTCGACCACTTCGTCAGAAAGCTCGATTCGAACGCGCTGGGAGACCTTACCGTACAGTCCTTCTTCAACTATCTTCTGCGATCCGGCCGCGCGGTCGAAATCATAGTAGGTGTTGAGATCGCCGATTTTCTTGCCGACGAAGTTGTCACTGTCGGGATCAAGATCGCAATCGAGATAGGACTCAAGAACGATCGGAGAGTCATCGGTATCATTCCAGTCACGAACTTCGACCGTGAATCTACCATAAGCTCCCTCCGTCGTGGGAGCCTTGATGTTCTTGATCGAGACCTTGTAAAGATCATTCGCGTATGCGCCATCAGAACGTGCGTGAATTCTGAAAAGATCCTTGGGACTATTGCCCTGCGAGATGAAGAACGGGGTGGAAGCGTGAGAGAAACGATCCTCGAAGTTCTCGTAATTCGGATAGATTACAGTTCCATTATTGTAAGACTGCGATCCGGTTAGGCAGAAAGCGACTTCCTCGACTTCACGACGATCGACGTAGCGACGAACGTTAGACTCGGACGCGATGCCCGATCCAGTGACCACAGCGTACGCATCAAAGATGTCGTAGTGTGAGTATAGAACGTAACCAGCTCTCTCAACAGCTAGTGGATCACGATTGAACGTGTTCGCAAAGTATCCCTGATCCTTCGGATTGAATGAAGCCGTGAGGATGCTGGGATATTCTGCAGAGTCAACGTGACCATTAAGAAGAAGGACGAAATCCTGCTTTCCGCTGCGAAGATCAACCGATCCAGTGAACCAGCCCTTCGTGGGAGATGCGCCAACTGGTGCGGTGCTGTAAGCGCTGGAATCGACTCCCGGCGCCGAGCTTGAAAGAGTGATCTGGACACCTGACGCCGCGAGAAGAACTCCTCGAACGACCGGAGCAGCTGCAGAAGTTGTTTGAATTCCTGACTCTGAGAAAACCCATGAGCCCGCAGATTCTGACATGTAGCAACCGAGGAAGTACGTTCTTCCATTGATGCCACCTGCCACGGCGTATGGGTTATTTCCAAGCTGACCGTTCCCTTCCTGCACCTGCTTGGATCCAATAACGAATCCCGCGTTCGCAACTCTTCCAGCGTTGTTTCCGCTTGTCGTACGCTTATTTCCATCGCCGGCGCCAAGAACTCGAACGTAAGTTCCAGCTGACGCGTTTCTTAACCACTCGTTGAGAGCTAGCGGAGCAAACGTATCTGCGTCTGCATTTCCGAACTCTCTGCTAAATTGTGAGTTATTGGCGAAGGTGACAGGGACGAACGCAACGCCCTGATTCGCAGTTCCAATAACACCAGCCGAGCGACCAGAGGGCTGCGCCTCGACCACTCCACCTGTGCTGTCAATCTCCCTAACGCTTATGCCTGGGGCTGCCATTAAAAGCTCCTATCCTCGTGTAACTATTCTGGATCAGACGAACTCGACGCCCGCCGGGGTGATGATAAAGTCGACCGCGATGAATTCGACTGCGCGGGTTGGGACGAACACGATACGACCGTTGAGTCTGTTGGCTGCAATGTCGGCGGGCGTGTTGTTCGTCTCGTCCATGACGATTCTGAACTGCTCGATTCCGGCCTGGGCACGGACGAGATTCAACAGTGGTGTTGCCTGATCGATGAAACGCTGACGTGTTGTCTTGTCGTTCGGTTCAAAGATGAGACCGCGAGCGACAGCTGCGATGACTCTCTTGAGCTCGAGGAAGAGACGACGGACGTTAACACGATCAAGCGCCGACTTAGAAAGCTGAAGTGTCTTCTGACCGAAGATCACGAAACCGCTTCCAGGGAATGTGCCGATCGGATTGATGTTCGCCTCATACAGGCTATCGCGATCTGCCGTGCTGAGTCGGACCTCAACATTCGAGACGAAATCAAGCGCTCCCCTGTTAAATCCTGCCGGAGCGTACCAAGGATATGCAACCTTGTCGCTGTAAGCGAGAGCGCCGAGTGCCGCGATCGAGGCTGGTACCTTAACACGACGAGAAGAAGCGGTGTCGTTGACGTAAACGTCCGGGAAGTAAGTCGCGACGTAGCTGTTGTTGATACCACGAGCCGTGAAAGCGTCGATCGTCTTGGAAACATTGGGACGTCCGCTTGAATCGTCGAAGAGTCTGATGTTGTTGTCGTCGTAACCCGGAGCGTCCATCACGTACATACCGAAAGCGTAAGAATCAAGTCGACGAGAGAGGTAATCGGTGACAAGAGAATCCTTGACACCGGGCACCGCTATCATGTTGACGTTGACCGTCAACTTGTCGGTCATCATACGCGCTGCAGCGCGGTAGGAATTAACGGCGTTGTTAGCGAGCTCCTCTCCACCCGCGTTGTAACCGAGACCTGACGCTGCGATTGGAGCTGCTCCGACAGCGGCGCGCCCACCAGCCTCAGTTGAGGTAGCACGATCACCAAGAAGAGCCGCGGCCTCATCGAAGATGTTAACGCCATCGAATCCGCCGTAGAACATTGTCGAGAACTTCGCGTATTCAGCGAACTTGTTGAATGTTTGCGCCGACCCAGAAAGAAGAGAGGCAAACGTCAACCTATCGATTGAAGCTCCCGCATCATTGATTCTGTAGTCAGTCGTCGAGGGAACGCCGTTTCTGATGTAAGCTGCTTCCTTGATGTGCGATTCAACGGTTCCCGTGATGTCGGAAAGTGTCTGGTTAGAGAAAGCTACACGAGCAAGCGTGAATTTGTTAGCGTTGAAAGCGTCGGCGTCCGAACCAGTGACCAAAGCGTCAAGCTTCTGGATGCCCTGCATCTTCGCGTAAGAAGCGATGAGAGGATTGAACTCGGTGCCAGCGTTCGCGTTCATGACAGAGTTAGTCACTGAGCCAGTGGATGGCAGACGCTCGAACTTAACTCCCCAATGGAGTCTCGAGTCCGGCGTCTCCAGAGGATCAGCAGATCCGATGTAGGCGGTTCCGTTCAGCGCACCCTGAGTGACCTTGAATCGGAAAGGAAGCGGCGGAACGATGGCTGAATCGAGCGTATTGAAAGTTCCGACACCCTGAAGTCTTGTCGAACCACCTGGCGTACCGTAAGAACGACCACCGAGCGAGAGCGTAGCTGACGTGTCGGTAAGAGTCTGAGTAGTTCTGACGACTGGAATTCCCCTGAATCCGAATGGAAGGGCAGAAGCTGGAACGAGTCCTGAATCAAGCTGGGTAGAAGGAACGACCCTAATCCGGCGGCTGACGTTCGGATAACGACCGCTTACCTGCAGACGACGCTCTGATTCATCAACAGCGTCAAAGTTGAATGTGACCTTCTTATCTCCGATCTTTCTCGCGATAAAGTTGGCGCTGGACGGATTTAGATCGCATCCACCGAAAACCTCGAGTATCCTTGGATTTGTATCGGTGTCGTAAAGATCTCTGACAATAACGTCAAATGTTCCGTAAGGATTTCTTGGATCGACGGAAGCTCTCACGTTTGCGATCGAGACCTTGCAAATCTCATTGGCGCCAGCGCCATCGGAGGTCGTCTCGAAGTTGAAAAGGTCATACTCCATGGACCCGTAGGGCTGGGAAATAATAGCTGGAGTCCTGGCGTTCGAGTAGCGCGTATCATAACGACCAAAATTCTGCAGGTACGTGCTTGAGCCGGAAAGAATTGCGACCTGACCCATTCCAGCCGTGTCAATTCCTGTGAGCTCATCCTCGACTGCGAAATCCAGGTAGAGGCAGTGCTGCTCTTCTTGGAGACGACGTGGATCAGTATTTAAAACCTTTCCGAAATAATCGGAGGAACGAGGATCAAGAGAAGCAGTAACTATCTTGAGTCCGCTGACGCCATCGGTTGATGAGAAAGTTGAGCCGAGAGACGAGGAAATTACGAACTTGAACTTCTTGTAGGTCGAAGAAGAGCTGTCAAGGTCGGTGGAGGCAATATCGTCGAGTGCCGCGCCAGATCCCGTCCATGCCGCACCGGAGCCCGTCATATCGAGCAGCATGCCGCGGGCGCCAGTGGGGAACATGAGGACACCTCGGACGATGTTCAGGGTGTCAGAAGATCCGGGATTAAAGCTCGGATTATCGCTGAATACCGGGAATCCCTTCCACTCTGAAGGGGATACCGTATCAGCCGGCAGAACGTGACGCGCTGCAAGAAATTGAACGGTGCTTGTCTTGCGTAGATCGCCGGGTGGAAGACCAACAGTCGAGCCAACAACTTTGAAGCCCGCGTTTCTTACTGTTCCCTGTGAAAGTGTGGTATTAAAATCTGACGTGCTCGCGTTCGCGCCAGCACCGAGGACCCGGATGAAAGTAAGGGACCCCTTGTGCTTTAAAAATTCATTCGCTGCGTAAGAAGCGGGGAACTTGGGATCAAGTCCACCGAATCTAGCCTCGAAGTCCGAGAATGATGCCACCGTGGTGGGTACGAAAGCGGGACCGGCGGCCGCCGCGCCGATAAGCCCACCCGGCACACCTGTGGGCTGCGCGCCCGGGGCGGCGAGTTCAATCTCCTGCTCAAAGAAACCAGGAGAGCGGAAGGTCTGTTCGGACATTAATTTGCTCCTAAGCGTAAGGATAGTTCAGAAGCTAAGTATCACGCTTGGAGTGAAACTTCGCAGCTTATGTGATATCCTTGTTCGATCTGGCTGTAGTAGTGACGGTAGTCAGAACCTCCTCTCCGTGTGTCTTGGAGACGTTTCGTACTTTGACTGTTACATCCATTGGCTTGCCAGTCATCGGGTCAACAGAGAGGTTCCTGGTAGTGCTGGTGACCTTGATAGATGATGACTCGGTCCCGCCAAGAGCTGTCGACTCAGATGGAGCAGAAGAGGTACCTTTTTTTTGCGATCCGCCCGCAGAAAATTCTGTCTGGTTCACGGCTGGGGATCCGACAGCACCTGTGGATGTTGGATCTTCTACTGTCACGATTGGATCCAATATTCTGGAATTCTGACGCATGTCCTGAACGTTCCCGGGAAAATTGGCAGGTACTGCGGGATCTTCGATTATTCCAAACGAGAATTGGGTCGCAGAAATGTGCCTGCGGGTTCCGTTGGGAATTCCGGGAAGCTCAGGGGAAATAATGTACGCGGAAACCTCAGCGGTCAAGGTGCTCTTGATAATCCTTTCTTCATCCGACATATTATCGAAATTATTTTCAGAACTTATGCCAGTCTCGAAAGTCGCTACGAACCAATACCCCGCCGGAGTCTCTATCCTGTAAGTGCGAGCTCTAGTGTTGTGATACCCACTCATGATCGTCGTCAAGATCGAGTTGCTGTGCTGGGTATACTGAGTCCACAACGTGATCTCGTACTTCGCAGTATAAAACTTCGGCGTTGGAATCGTGATAGTCTCGTAAAGACCACCGGCCAAGTTGGGCTCTAGCAATCTACCGCCTGTCTTACGCGCAGGTCTCGAAAGAGACTCAGATCGATTACCCGCTCCAGTTTGAGCGTTCTCTAGATTTAGGGAATTGACGACGCGTTGATAGAGAGGATCGTCATTCGAGATTCTTCTCTTTATGGAAATCGTTCCAGCATCAGGCACCTCTATTATCTTGGGAGCTTGCTGCTCGATTCCAGTTCTCGTCATAGTGACGAGCGGAAGGATAAGAGCTCCGTTCTTATCACGTAGAGGCTCTTTTCTACGATTAATCGCGAATCTTTCGCCGGTGGCAAATATGACAGGGACTTTGCGGGTCGTGCCATCTTTCTGCTGATATACTAGCGGTATATCATTATCGAAGAGCCTGAACATGGCACGATCGACGTCTTCTAGACCGCACGAGGGAACGAGACGCTCGGGGGTGTTAGCTCCCTCGTACCCTAGGTTCAGAGACTCTACTCCGTATTTTTTTGTAGTTGAGAATCTGGTGCTCATTCGTCACCGTAGAATGACGAATTGATTCCATCTGGTGACACCTTCTTCGGACCCGTGAGAGGCGCGTCAAGCTTACCGTCAGCCTGAAGTTCTCGACGATCGGCGGTCTCTCCAAGTTCATTCGTAGCAGAACCTCTCTGCTGAACGAATGTATCCTGCGTGACTTTGTTGGCGTCGAGATTCTGGGCTGCAGGCCCAAGCTGCGTAATCCGATTGATGAGTCCTTCGCGAGCCTGCTTACCAACGAGCTTGTATCCTGTCACGTGCTCGACCTGCCCGAAGATCTTGCTAATCGAAATGACTTGCGCGATCTCGAACATGATTGATCCATATGACATGAAATCTCCCATTTTCATGCGAAGATTTTTGTCATTCAGATCCTGCGCGTGTACGCGAACCTCGATTGAATGATATTTCTCGCTTCCGAACTTGTTCGTCCTTACCTCTCCGGGTGACCATTCAACGAGAGCGTCTATTTCTATCGGAGGGTCGAAAATCTTCTCGATCGATTCTTCGTAGACGTCGTGAACCGAAGTTATGTCGGATCTTACAGGGTAATAATAGATCTTTTGACCTATCACGTCTTTCATGACCTCTTTGGTGAGATCACTTATTAAATCTAGCTCTCTAGGAGTGATGAAGAGTCTTGCCATCTCATTATCCTATGGTGATGACACGACCCATCGGGATCGGCGTCGCTCTCAGTATCTTCTGCAGGTTATCAATCTCTGCAGCCTTCGTCTCTATGAGCTTGTTATAGGTGAGAGTGTCAAGCATCTCTCGAAGATCAGTCTTAAGCTTATCTTTTTCCTCTTTGGCGGTACTTTTTAAATCGTTACCGTCAAGCTGAAGCTCTCCACCTGGTATCGGAACGGATCCGAATTTAGACCTGATCATACCCAAAAGCTCCTTACAAAGAGCTAGAGTGTACTGCCTGACCCATTGACGGGCTATGGAGTTCACCTTGGAATAAACAAAATTACCGTAAGGAACATTTGATAAGTTCGAGACGCCATTTATCGAGCCGTCGCCCTCAATTGCTGATGACAACGGATTGCTTTCAAATCCGACCCTGACCCAAAGCTTTAAAGGATTATCAGCGGTGGGCATAGGGAATATCCTGAGCTTCGTTCCCGTCACGCGATAGCTGTAATTCGAACGACGGACTCTGTTCGATATATTCATCTGCCCACCGCGAAGGATGTCTTCGAAGACTGGTAGGACGTAAAATACAGTCTCTGGTGTGAAGGACTCGAAGCTGAACTCGTTGTTCAGGTAGTTTATCGCAGATGTTGTATCGAAGAAACGGTACGCAGCCATCGGGTTGAAATGCATGATCTCAAAAATACGCATTTTCCGATGCTCAGGATTCAACGACGAGCTCACAACGGGAGTTCCCGTGGAAGGATCGATCAGGTCAGTGTACAGGTCATAATCCTGCACGTTCTGACGAAGTTGAATGGCTCCTGAAACGGCATTATATGTGCCTCCCAATCCAGCCTCGACTGCGTATGGTTCGGCCATGCGAATAACGTAGTTGAGAGTGTCTCTCGGGAACTTTTGAGTTGCTTCGTTCAAGCTACCCGTCTGCATCCCGAGGAGAGAAAGCAATTGACTTCTAGCCTGGTACTGATTAACAATCGAGGCGTACTCGAGGAAAGCTTCCTCAAAGCACGCCCAGATCTGCTTTTTCGTGAGCTCAACGGACAGAACGTCATCGCCGAGACGACGCTTCACGAATGTAACCATCGCGTCGGCCTCACCCTGAAAATCAGAGTCAGAATCGAAAAATCCGAATGGAGTCGGGTTGAGGGTTAGTGTAAACGTCGTCGACATGCTGGCTCCCTGATGTAAATAGGAGCCTCACTCGTCTTTCGCTAGCTGCCTCTTCAGAGCTTCATACAGGACCTGAGCAACAGTTCGATTTCGAGAGTCTTGAACCCGTCCATACTCATTCTTCAGAATTTTCCAATATTGGCCCTTCATTTCTGGGCTCAAGGTAGATGGCACGAACTTCTCGAAACTTTCCTTATCATCGTTCTTCAAGAATTCGCGCATCCTAGTTCCTGAGATAGAAACAGTTTCGCTTCTGGGTACGGGTCTCTGACGAAATTTTTCGATAACGATCGGATCCCTGATCATAGCATCCAATTTCTCTCGAGAGTATTTGCTCGCGCTATCCTCATCATCAGCGTAGAATACGAAGGAGCTGACCACGTTCTTAAGATCACGCATCTTGTCGACAGCTAGACCGAGAGGAGAATCTGGAGTTATCACCAGGGTCGCGTTGGGATAGTCACGATGGAACTGAGGTTCTAGAACAACGCGCCACGCATCTATCATGACTCCGGGAGGAAGCTCATCACGACCAGATGTCGATGTTAGGACGAGAACCTCATCGCACTCTTTTGTCGCAAGATCGATGACGCCCCAGTGGCCTGCATGCACTGGCTTTCCGGACACAACAAAAATTCCGAGAGTGAATCCGCTCTTGTCGCCGATCTCGAGACGCTTCATGATGCGGCTCTTCGTGGTCAAGAAAAGATCCTCTTGCCTCTGGATCAGAGACTTCGGATGTTCAAGACGACCAAGTCTATTCGATATTGCAAGGTCAAAATAGCATTTATTTCTGATTGTTTCCAGAATACCGTCAAGATCATTTTCCGGGATGTTCTTGCGCGATTCCGGAGCTAGCTCACGAGCCAGTTCATCTGCGATGATAATGATAGAATCCCAATACGACTGTTCCTTCTGAGGATCTTCAGCCCTGAATTTCTTCTTCATTCCAGTGCGATGCTCGACATCATGCTGATCGAACCTGAGAGCTTTGTACAGAGTCTTCGCTAGAGAGGGCTTAAATACAGACCCTTCAGCCGCAGCGGTCTCTGACTCTGTCGATAGCGTCGTGTCAAAATCAGAGAAAATATCGTAGATAGCCTCGACGATCTTGATCGGACGGTCAGGACCCGGCTCGTCATATGCAGCTCGCAGCTTGTCCATCGAGCTTTCAATTCGACGCTTGATGCTTGGGCTCTTCACTCCGTTGATCAGACCGTCGATGCTTCCGAGATT